AGCTATTAATAGCGGTGTTGACGGATATAGCAATGGAGGAGTTGTTTATTTAGCTGCTGGTGGCAGGCCACAGCGTACAACTCGAGATAAAAATAAGCTTGATATTAGAGAAATAGATAATAGATTCAGGTCGCAAATGACCAGTCGCAATGCTCAACAAATGGCCGAGGCCGCCGCAAACAGAGAAGGCAAGCTATGGGTATTCATGGTTAAGACTAGAGATAATAATGGCGCAGAAACAACGGGCTTTTTAACAAAGGATCCTAATAACCCCAATCAGCCGGCACCAAAAAATATTCCGCCACAAACAGAATCTTTACTTGCGAATAGACTAGATGAAATATTTACTCTAAGAGCAAGAAATGAAAAAGAGGCCATGGATGCCTACAAAGAGATGAATGTAGCCGGACTGTTACCTGAAGTCAAACCAGCCTCAGCTCAACAAGCACTGAACAAGGCTAGAAAAAAATGGATGCAGCAACCACTATATGCCAAGATTTTTGATGAACTAGCTTATCAAATTAATTTAGATCGAAATCAATTTAGCATATTTAATCCTGATTTCTTCAATCGAAATGTTAATGTTGATGAAAATATAAAGCCAATTATGGCTATTGTTGATAATATGGATCCCAACAACCCCGCATCTGTTGCTTTGGGCGTTCCAGCAATATTAACTAAATTAAGACCAATAGTTCAAAGAATTAATTATTTGCGACACATTATTAGAAACAATGAGCAGGCCCTAACAGCAGTTAAGAGTGCGATAGCCTCAGGCCTAAATATAAACGATCCTGCTAATATGAGAAAAGCTTTCGAAGGCAATCCTGCTACAAAAATTAATGAGGAACAACTTAATGGCGCCAAGCCCGAATTGGCTGGTGGTGAACAAGTATTAAATAAGCTTGGAACTAATCCTGTACTAGCTAATCTTGGACGAGATCCTAGGTTTAAAGAGATAGTATCCACGTTTGGTTATGGTCCAGGAGTGGCTGTATCCACATTTGAGCGCCGTGTAGAGCAGATGGCTGCTCCACCAAAACTACTAGCCTCTGGTGGTAGAGTTACCTATGCTAGTAACGGACAGCTTATTAATTTCCAGCCACGGGGTACCGATACTGTACCAGCTATGTTAACACCAGGAGAATTTGTGGTTAATCGCGAAGCGGCCAATAAGCACTTGTCTCTATTGCAAGCTATTAATAACAATAATTTTGCAAATGATTCTGTTTTAACTTTAAGTCGAGGTGGTTTTATTTCCCCAGCATATTTACGTAATGGTGGATCAGCACCCTCTTTGGCCGGTTTATCTGATATGGTATCAAAACTTACTCAGAGCATACAATCAGCAGTAGAAACAGCTATAACCAAAGCTTTTGAAAATTCTGAGCTATTGCGATCTAATTCTAGCGATGGTGTATCTGATAATGGTGCTGTTGTTGATCAAATAGCGGCGTTTACTAGAAATTTGGGAGATTTGGCGAATCGACTAGAGACGATATCTGTACCACCAGAAATCACTATACAAGGACGACAAGACATCAATGTTAACGCTAATGGATTACAGGTACTTTCCAGTCTAGACCCATCTATGAAACAGCTCGCTATGAATATGATCAAAACCGCATTTGATAATTTGGCCACAAAAAATCCCGGAACTTTAGATTTTAATGTAGACTATCCATAGGATAATTTTATGAATCAACCAATACAAATTTATAATAACATAGGCTGTGAGTTTATTCTAGACAACAATAATTTTATTATCGGCACAGCTTTAAAAGGCTATAATACTCTCGATAATAATCATGTGGGTAGTTATATTCCCTATTTAGTAAGAAATATATCTAGAGATCAGATTATAGCATGGGAGATAGGGGTTGGGTTTGTAGAGAAGGCTGATAGTAAGATCATAGTTTCTAGACATAATGTAATACAGTCATATGGGTCGATTGAGTCCCCCGGACAAAAAAACTTCTATTTATTTGCTAATGCCGATGGCTATAATAGTGGATTCAACAACGTTGTTGTTGCAACAAGCGATTTTTTTGCTGGGACATCCAGAGCCTGCTACTTAATAGAAAAAAACGGTATCACTAAAGTCAAACTAATTGATCCAGCCAAAGCTAAATCTGTAGAACTTCAATTTAAGATTATATCTAGCGATGAAAATAGTGTAGTAGAGATATCTGATGACCACAGTTTTCGCTATGTGTTAAAATATAATCAAAAATATCTATCTATAGTCTCCGATGGAAGTAAGTGGAGGATATTACTTAGTCCATCATCTAATAGTAGCAATATGCTCTCAGCACTATCTGCCTCAAGCGATTTTTCTATACTTGGTGATCCAGCCGGAGACGATGGGTCATTTCAGTACAAGGTCGGAACTAGTTTTTCTGGCGGTCCCGTATATTTAGGTTCTGATGATAAGATTCTTTTTGGTCCTGATAGCATAGAATCTAACGCTAAAAGCATTATACCAACTTCTGGTAATTATGACACCATCATTAATAATACTAAAAATAAATCGGACTTTATTGTTCATGGAAGTGGTGTGCCAGATGGTTATCTACCAAAAAATCTTATTTTCACCTATGATGGTAAGCTTGGATTAAATCTCCCTTCTGGGGCTAAGCCACAAACTGCTCTTCATATAATCAACAATTCTTGCAGAGAAAGCATCAGGATCGAAAATCTCAGCGACTGTCCAACGCATATACCCAACGTCACACTATATCACAAGCCATCTGGTGTTTCTGATGATACTATTATAAGTAAAGTTGTTTTCGCTAGTCGCGACTCCAATAATAACAAAAAGGATTATGCTGTACTACAGACAACCGCTCAAAAAGTTGATCCGTCGGATGCTACTGGAAAGTTTGACTTGATTTTGGCGTCCGGATATCAGAGCGTAAACACACTTTCTTCCGATCCGTTGTCTACTGTTTTAGGCTATTTATCTGATTACTATTTGGTTGCTAACAGCACATCTGGTATTCGAATGATAGCACCCAGATCAAATAATCAAATTTTTGTATCAGATAGTTTAGCTGGTATGTCAGGTGGTATTGTATCAGTTTCTGGAGGTAGTGCTGTAAATATCACCTCCACCGGAACCATAAATCTTAATCAAGCCGTTATTATTAACGGTATTAATATTGGTATGCCTTATATTGAACAAAATAAAGTATTAGCAGTTAATTCTCAAGGTTTACTGGCACCAGCTACTAATTTCACTATTAATGGCGTAGGATCAAATAAACTATTGACTACTGACGCTAGTGGTGTTGTTACTGGTGCTTATAGTGACGATTCATTTTTGCTCACAGATGGCGACATAACATGGAGTAAATTTCCTCCTAGACTAGGCAATGTTTGTTTGAGACAAATTACTCCCATAGAAGATTTTCCCGTTAACGAATTTGCTGTAGGAGATCAGCTAGCAATAGTAACAGGAGTTGCACCAAATCAAGGCACCATATATCGCAATATAACTTCTATAGACAGAACAGATGATCTTATTAGCTATATCTTATTAGATCAAAACGTTACAACTATTGATTCTACCATATTTTGTTATTCGATCACCAAAGGCGGCGTGTTAACTATTCAGGTTAGAACAGAAGACGGCACAGAATCCCAGGCTACTGCCACCATATTAAGCACAAGACCAGACACAAACACAGTGTTCAATACTAAACAAAAAAATATTAATTTCACCGTATATGGTATTGAGGACACCCCAGCTCTACATATTATGGCCAAAGCAACTACGGTGCCTGTAAATTCTGGAGTTTATAACAAATTTGCTACTATCGATGAGCCATTTGCTAGCATACCGAATCCACTAGGAGTAGGAATAGGTACTTCTCACAACAGTGTTAATTTTGCCAATATCCCTTCTGATTTATGGCTAAACAAAGTTACATCTGTTGGTACTAATGGTAAGCCAAGTTTCTACGGCACATATGATCAAAACGGAAATGTTTACGAATGGGTAGAAGACACAAACCCAGCATCTATATCGATAAACCAGAATGTTTGCGGTGGCTCATGGAAAACTTTAACTGCTGAGGGTTTGAGGAGTGTAATTTCTACACCAGCTAATTTAGCCTTAGAAGATGTTGGATTTAGAATATGTTCTAGATATGGTTATTCTGATGATGCGATATCGCCAACCATCGGACTTTCTTTTGTTGCTGTTTCTAATTTAGATAATATAGAAGACAACTCTTTTATATATACAGAATCATACTCTAATCGAGACGAATTAAATCTTCCTCCCGTACCATCATCTATTATTAATTTGGGCAAGGTTCAGCATCCATATCGCATATCGACATACGAGATTACCAACGCTCAATATATTAAATTTTTAAACTCGGTTAATAAAACTGCTATTTTCGATCTGTATAACGATAATATGTCATCCGCTATAGTTGGTGGAATACTGAGGTCTGGTTCTGATGGCGACTATGTTTATACAACCAAAACCAACATGGGCGACAAGCCAGTTGTGTATGTAAATTACTTAAGCGCTATCAGGTTTATCAATTGGTTGCATAACGGTGCTCCCGATAGTGAAAATTTTGAATTAGAAGATATCGAGGATGGTGCGTATACTATAGTGTCTAATCCTTATGGGACCACAGTATACAAAAACCGAGACCAAAAATACTGGTTGCCAAATTTGAATGAGTGGCATAAAGCTGCTTATTTTACTCCTGTCGTTAGCGACGCAGAGGCAGATGCCTCCGCAATAATGATTAGGAGAGAGCTGCCTGTTGAAATTTCTAGCGGTAACTTAGCATCATTTAATGTTGGTGGAGGTATTTATGCTGATGAGCTAGTAATTGGAACCAATAATGATTCAGTCGGCTCTTTACTATCCACACTAGATGAAAATGGGTCTGGTATTACTAGCATTAATTATGGTTATAATAATTATATGTTAAATATAGGACCTTCAGGTGCTATTGCATTAGATTCAGAGACTGAAGATTGGGATGGCGAACACTCAACATTTATATCTCCCTATCCTACAGAGGGGATACAACTAGCTACCAGCGGAACAATTAAACTTATTAGTCCCGAGTGTGTAAAAATCAGCGGATTATGTAGCGACCACTTATTTACTAAAAATATAACTTACATAGACCCAGACACCGGTGATCCTATAGAAGGAGGTCAGTTTCCAGGACCAAATGGTGGCTTTATCTATAAAGACGTTACAACTGATTTGCCACTAGCATCTAATTTACTTTCTTATGTTGAGGCAGACAATGTGACGGGTATTGTGCTAGCTGGCTCAGAACCAAATAATGCTATATATGCAAATAATCTGGGTATTTTATCTAGTTATGAGTTTGTAAGATTTGGCGCTACTGTTGAAGGACTAGATGGAGAAGTGGTCGCTATAGGTAATGTTGAGGCAACACCTGGCGAAACTGATGGAGAAGGCAATGAGCAGCCTAGTATTCCACTAGTGGTCGAATCCATTAGAATCGGCCCGCCGTTACCAGCTTTTTCTGGAAGCATTTTGACCCATAATGGTACGGATCTTGCTGTTTGGCAACCAGCGAATTATATGCGAGCAGATGGTATGAGTTGGAATAGATACGAGCGTCGTGCAGTAGAAATACTTTCTGGTAATGTCTTACGATTCTCTAGTCTGTCTCAGTCAGATGGTGGTACTGGTGCTGTAACTAGAGAGGCAATAGAGCAAGAATTTGGGCTAAATGATACTATTGCTATTTATAATCAGCAAAGAGAAGTAGAATATGTAAAAATAGCAGCTATAGTACCAGTCGGACAAAATGACGAAGATATTAGCATTTTTAGTAACGAGGAAGCACTAGAGATAATAGTCTGCCCCAGCTTGCCCGATGCCTTCATAGATAATAGCTTGGTGCCAAATTCTGATCCTTCTGTATACATAGGTTACGCTTTCTCTGTTGACAAGGGTGCTCATCTCGATATGTCAATAGAGCCCAGCGCCACCAGCAGGTTTTCCTGTGAAACAGATGCTGATTTAGAAAATTCGCCGTATGGCTTTAAGCCAAGCACAATAAATACAATAAGTATTCGTCCTGGCACAGATACTTCTTTTAATAAGCTTGGCGAAGATATCGATTTTGCTATTTATAATTATGTGCAAACGCTTAATGATAGATATGAAGAGGAGCTATTTGCATCAAACAGTCGAGGCAATCCATCTGGGCTTATTCCAGCACTATATATAGATTCTTTTATTGATTCATCTTTTATTGGCACCATAGGCAGTGGCGTATTTGCTGACAACAAGAGATTATTTGCTTCTGGCATTATCCCAGACCCTAGTGCAAAAATCACAATAAATACAAAGCAACCTCATATTGTAACATCATTATCTGGTGTGAAAACAGGTCTTATTTATCCAAATAGCGTTTTACCTACCGGTAAACTAGTGTCTTCGGAACAAGACATAGCCACATATGCAGACTTGACCATTAACGGATATACATATAGTAGTGGAATTATATCAACAGAAATTGTATTAAAAAACACAGAAAATAGAGAGTATATACCCAATGCTCCTTTGACTATTAATTCGTTGGGTCAAATAGTGTCTATAGTCCCTCCCCCACAACCCACTATTTCAGATCCTCCAACTAATGTTTCTGGTTTTGCCGCAAATAGTAGTGTTAGACTTCAATGGAACCAGCCAGAAAACACCGGCAACACCCCGATTATAGACTATGTGATAGAGTACTCAGAGAATGGAGAAATATGGGAGGTATTTGAACACGACCCATCGGTTGATACCTCTATATTAGTCACCGGGTTACAAAATGCCATAGATTATAAGTTTAGAATATATACTGTTAATGAAATTGGAACCAGCGTCCCATCAGAAGCAAGCGATGCTATAAAACCAACAGCAAATGCTCCTACGCAGCCAACCAATCTTACAATTATAAACAGATCAGAATCACAAATTATTGTGGATTGGGCGATACCTCAGTACCAAGGTCCCACGGGTCAATCTGTAGTAAATTATATTGTAGAATATGCAAGTTCTGTAAGCCCTCCTGGTCCTTTAACATGGACGACTTGGCCAGAGTTTATAGGTACCACAACTAATGTGACACTAACCAACTTATCTTCTGGTCCTACTTACTATATAAGAGTGAGGGCACAAAATTCCATCACTTCAGGAGCTTATGCTTCTATTTTTTCGGTAGGATCAGATAACGATATTAATCAGCCTGTTGCGCCAGAGCCCGAGCCCGAAGAGGATTGGGATTTTGGCGAAATAGCATTTACAGGAGTATGCTTATGACCAGTAGATTCAAAATCAAGAGAGACATAGTAACCACAAACGCCCCTCATCCTGACCAACTACAGATTGGAGAACTAGCACTTAATGCGGTTACGGGTAAACTATATACCAAATTAGTTAATGGTAAAATTATTGAATATGTTGGACAGCTAATATGCTATGAACAGACACCGTCCATATCTTTTAGCGACGTGGCTGGATTTTGCTGTTTCGGTGACCTACTTACTGTCACCGTAAGAGATCTTAAGCCTGCGCCAACATCTTATATTTTTGAAATAGAAGACTTAAGTAATAATACTGTTAACTATAGTATTAGTGCCGCAATATATAGCGATTATACGACCTATCCAGACTCTATTGTGGCCGATTTGGCTCCAACACCGATAAATCTAAGACAGGCCATAGTTCCTATAACACTAAACATACAAGGACAAAAAAATTTGACCGTACTAAAATTTAAAGTTGTTTCTGATAATAATATCGTTGCTGAAAGAACTTTGACAATAGCCTGTAAGGAATGCTGATTATGTTTGAAACAATGAGGCTAAATAATAAAAATTGTGAATGCGGAATACCTTTAGGGTTCACTGAGGTAAGACCAGCTAAGACCAAACTAGGAGATCTTATAAGCGTACAGGTTAACAATTTTGTTGTCACATTCACAACCCTAGTTGATCATACAATAAAAGCTGGCGATTTAATAGAAATTGTTTCGGGTGGTACACTAGACTCTGTTTTTGTTGGAAGACATACTATAACAGCCGTTGGTTCTCTTAATCAAAATGCGGCAAATACTTTTTCCTTTGGGTTAAGAACTCCTGATGTTACAACCACAGAGGTATCCGGTTATGTATATACGGTCCCAAATATAGAGAATAGTGATTCATATGTGATTAATTTTACAAAAGAATTATCTATACCAGACAATTCGGATGTTGTTATTACTCCTGAGTCTTATACAATTCAAGGAGGTAATAATTTTATACCGACTACTAGCGTTAGAATTAGTTCTCTCTATACAACCTCTAGTAAAACAATTATTAAACTTTCTATTACTAATAGTTTTGGCAAGGTCCTATTCACTGAATATAAACAAATTGTTTGCTCAAGATCCGCAGACTCTCCATGCGAAATAATTGCTCAAAAGCCTATAGTACCTTCTTTTATTTATCTAAACAGACAAAATAATTGGACATATAAAAATAATGGGTTTTTGATTGCGCAATTTATTCCAGATAAAAATCTAAATGGCTATGAGAATATTAAAATTAGGTTGCCTAAACCAGCAGATGGCATATTACCAAGTAATACTAACTTTGATAGATTAATTTTTACATATGATCCACTATTAGGTCAAAGCAAAGGTATCTCTAAAGGACAGGTTAAAACAGTAATTTTAGAAAATCCAATAAGTGCATCTTTACAAAAAAATATTTCTATAGATGAAAAATTTAATAGATTTATCGTATCTTTTTCTGGTATGTCGGTTCAACAATTAGAAAACCTACAAATAGAATCACTTTCACCAGGAGAGACTCAGACCAATAGGATAACACTTAAAGATGTAGGAGAGGTAGCGCTCTATATCTCTGAACCACAAAGCATACCATCTATTATGTTTTTATCTTGGTCCGATACTAATCAAGTAGGCTATTTTTTTGGACAGCTACTATATGATTATCATGTTCTTAATAATAGCGATATTGTTGTAACTTTTAAAAATAATAATATAGAATATAGAATATCTCCTTTCGTAACCGTCGAGGACTTGTTTAATTATGATTATTCAGGCTAATAGTAGCGTTTTAACCTACAAAAGTAGTCAGGTTCTGGACCTTATGCATCCGCCTTCTCCGGACTCGGATAGGCAACTATACTATGATTATAATGCATTTATTAGTGCTATAGATGCCATATACGCAACTCAAAATAAAGACGGTCACATACCGGTTTTCAGAACAGTATCAAGCTCATCTGATCCGGATATGCTGATACCCGACTCTAACAGTACTCTTAAGTTCCTAATTCCTGGGCAATCTTATTTGTTTATTATAAACTCAGACTCTCACCTTCCTTTAAGAATACCAAATCCCATAGGATTAAAAGATTTTGTATCTTACGCACCAGAAAACACAACCTATAATGACGACAGCTGCTGTCCAGTTCTTAGCTCTGAAGAAGTAGTAGTTAATTTAACACCAGAAAGTGGCACATTTCATAGAATCAGAGCAGATATTCAAAATGCAATAAGTAATGAAATATATAGCTACTCTATATCCCCAGTATATTCAAACTGGCCAGCTAAACTAAGTCCAACTAGCGGAGAAATAGTCTTAGCTTCAACAGCAAATGATCTTGGTAAAACTAGTGGACATTTAGAAGCAGTTTTTTCATACTATCCGTCACTAACGCACGACCTATCTGCGTCAATTCCATACTCCCTCAATAAAGTAGTTGACTCTAATTATTATACAGAAAATATATTTAGCATAATAAATTTGAGCATTTTTAATAGTAAATGCAGTGTCTATGACAAAAATTTGATCCTGTCTTGTTCCTCATGTATAGATCCGCATAACTGTCCAACTGTGGAAATGATTGCTAGTGGCAACAAAGACAACAATACCAAATATATAATTACTACAGTTAAAAATCTTCCAGATAATAGTAGATTTATGTATAACTTTTCTACCGATTCGTCTAATTGCACAGCAAATATAACTCCTCTTTCTGGTATTATAGATAGTCGTAACGCTAGCTATGCTATGACACCTTTTAATGCAAATGATTCTGCAGAATCAGAATCGGTTATGACCAAGCCATCAATAACCATATATAGTGTTTTTGAACATAGGGATAGCCTAGCGTCAGTTGGTAATTTGTTACCAACTTCCAGCATTGTGGCAGACCCAGCAGTTGATACTGACCTATATACCAATTTAATTTTTTCTCTGTATCCTATAGGAAATAATTATTGTAATCCCGTATATAAAAAAATGCTACTTGAATGTGAGAAGTGTTTTCCTTCTACAGATTTTAAAACAACCATAAAATTTGATAATCCTGAATATAGAACCACTTTCAGCTCTTTACTTGGCCCTGGATTTAGATATCCTTCGCTATTTGATGACGGGGTCATTTCTACCTTCAATGGATTGGGTATTACTAGCGATAAAGCAGCTAGCATAAATCGTAGGCCAAATTGGGAACATAATGCCTATAATAGTGGCTTAGGAGAAGAATGTTGCAGTAAACCTATTAATATTAGTTTACAGATTACAGATGCTGTTTCTGGCGAGCCATATAGTTATGATTTTTACTCATATCCAGATATAACCATTATTCCCAGAAGCGGCAACTTAAGCTTCGACGAAGGATCTGGTAGTATATCGGTTCTTGCTTATCTGGACGGTCAAAGAAGCTCGGCGGTTCATGTCGTATTGAATCATAAAAAATCAAATCAAAAAGCTTTTGATGGTACTGTTATCAGATGTCCGGAGTCTTGGATAGTAGAAGAAGACGTATAATATATTTAATAATTATGTAAAGTATATAACTATGAGAATAATTTTTTCAAATTTTGCCGATAGAATTGTTAAATTGTGCTGCTCCAAATCTAATAATCCAGACCTTCCTCCAGAATGTCTGGAAGATGTTTTTCCCTCGCCTAGTCCCTCCCCAACTCCATCTGTGACGCCATCAATCACTCTATCTATTACGCCGTCCATGACACTATCCGTCACGCCTTCTATGACGCCTACGCCATCACCTACCCCAAATGTTGTGTTGCCACCAACGTCCTATGTTTGCGATCCTTCTGATAATTTTTGCTTTTCTGCACTAGAGCCACTTAACTGTGGCTGTGTATTTAATGCTCCTGAGGTCTATGTTTCTGGAGAACAGTCCGGTTCGATATGGCGAAGAGTTTCAGTTTCATATAATGGCCCAGATGGTCAGTGCGACAATAATGGTGACTGCTCTATGATCGTCATCCGTGGTTCTGTGTCAATTAGATATCCTGGTTCTCCGCTATCAAATTGGATCATAGGCGAAAAGGTAGATATGGTATTAGGATACGCTCCCAGCTTTATAAATACGTTTGGATATATATGTGGCACAACACTAATATCTTCAAACGAGGGTGTATACGAAGGCATAGTCCTTAGGTGTACGCCACCCGCCCAACCTCCTGATCAGCCAGATCCTCCAGACACATCTAATTTAAGCGTAGTATTTATGAGGGCATTATGAACATAGTCAATAAAGCTATCCAACAGCTTGGGTTCGGTATAGATGCGTCGATAAATTCCGTTATGCTTGGATATAAGTATATTGGCGGTATTAAGACTAATAATTTATCTATAGTTTTTAATGTCGATAATAAAAAACCTATTTCGGAACTGGATCCATCGGAAGTGATTCCACAACAAATTACTATCGATAATGAATTATATATAACGGATGTTATAGAAGACAACTCTCCTATTAAAGCTCTTACTTGCTATACTGATTTTGTAAACGAACCCGAGATACTCAAGCTTCAGGGCAATCCCACACTATCAATACCTATTAAGGGAGGTCAAGAAATTGTTCAATTTCCGACCAAATGGACTCCTTCAGGGGGGTCGTATTCTATTGCTGTTGGCACACTAGGGTTTATGGCTGTTGATAATGAAGATAATCGGCCTGTAGGAGTTACTAATGCTCATGTTGCATGTTTTTCGTACCTATTTAACTCTCTAAGAATAGAAAATAGCGACGCTATATCTAATCCATACAATTTATATGAGCCTATAAACTGGATTGTTGATAATAATTCATATCCAGCAGGATTAACCGCTAGAAACGGAACCAATATCTTAGCTCCAGCTGACCGACTTGCCACGCGAATCAAGAAATATTACCCCATATATAATACAAACATTAATCTTTTAAATTATGTGGATGTTGCTTTGGTTCACCTAAATGGCTCTTATCTTAACAGCAGTTCTTATATGATACATTTGCCTCAAGGTGTTCCGGATGTTGGATTCATGACTTTTGCAACAACAGAGGAAATAGATGGTCTGCTGAGCGCTTCACCAAAACCCCCTATATATAGCACTGGTCGAACCACGGGTCCTAAGGGATGGGGTTCAACATCCTCGTGTAAACTAGAAATAGACGGATTATTTGTTAGGGTTAACATAATGTTCCAAGATAGAGATAGGGTTATGGCTGCGCAATACGACGATATTATTAGATTTAGATACGAAGACTACAGTAATTTCCCAATTGCTCCAGGAGATTCAGGCTCGGCTGTTTTTGCTAATATAGGAGGTCAGTATAAAATAATTGGTCTAGCATTTGCTGGTAATTCTGGTAGTTTAACTAATCCTTCTACGAGTACGCATTACGGCTATGCTTGCAGAATAGACCGAATAGCCCAATTAATGAATATTAGACCTTGGGATATTTCTTATAATCCAAATTTTAGTGAATTAAATACTACTAATTTTGAGGTGTACTCAAGACCATTTATAGATGGTGGTGTAAATGATATTAGTGCTACAGTCAATAACAATACTTATTTTAATGTTGGCTTAGCAAATACTAGTAATTTTGTGTTATCAAACCAATACAATACAAACACAGATATTACTAATATTAGGACCCTATCAATAGATATTTCTGATAGCATATAGCTTATAGTAGGATAAAATATGACAATAAATAATGATCCAAATATATTTTTTGGAGCTCAAAACAATGGTGGTACGCGACTTGCTCCTCCTGTGCCTGTTAGTGTTTTCTGGGGAGACGCTAAGATATCCGATATTACTGGCCCAACTCCATTTGTGGATATTAGTAACAGAATAAACTTATCATCTAATGGCACACCAGAATCTGTAACTTCAACCATCACACTTACTGGTAAAATTCTTAGAGCTACTGATTTTGAGTGGGAGAATCCAGAAGAGGGTCAAGACAGAAGTGTTTCAGATAACAAAGGTATTTCTGGCACTCTAGAAGCTGTTCAGGGACTAGAGAAACTTTTTAAAAAATGTCCTATTAATGACTTTAAAATAAAATGCTCTAATCCAGACGTAGAAATGTATGTGGCTTCTGGAGCAAGACTTGTGGATCTTTCTTTTTCTAGAACAGAAAATAATTGGGGTAAAACCGTTGATTTTACAATATCTTTAGAAAAAACATCTTCGGTAGATGATGATCCAACAGAAAATGTTACTGAGCGATCTGAAACGTGGTCAATAGAGCCTCTTGATGAAACGGTATATGCTAAATTTATTACCAAGTCTAATTTGAGGAGTGAGTGGTCCAACCCGAATATGAAGCCAGTAGCACCTAGCATAAATAACACAGTACCACCAGGAGCTGTTGGTGCTCAAGGCGCAGGATCTATGGATTTACAGATCTTATCTGTTCCTCAATTTAGAATAACAAGAAGATTATCCGCAAAAGGCATTTCACCTCCAATTACTCCAAAATGTGAATGCACAACAAATCTTGATGGTTCAACAACATGCACAGAGCCAAATCCAAATATTAAGCCATCCAAGCCGGGTGATGGCTCGTGGCTATCTGCTAAGTTATGGGTCGATCAAAAACTAAACGATTTATTTAGTAATAGTCGTCCAACAGGATTACTTCCGTATTTTACAATTCGTAGACCAACAAGCCCAGATATGTTTGGTCCTTTTCCAAGTACGTACTTATATGACCATAATAGGTCTATTAATATAGATATCAGTAACGGAACATACGAAGCTACGGATACATGGCTAGCTATGCCAACAGGAATGCCGTATATAGAGACTTATACAGTTGAAACATCAACTAGTTTAGAGATGATAAAAACTGTTAGGGTGGCTGGTAGTGTACAAGGATTGAGTATTGGTAATATAGATATCATGGACGGCGGAACTACTGTTGCAGGCGCAGCCATATTTCCAACAGGAATGTCGCCAACTGGTAATACGCCCCCAGGCGAAGGGTTAACTTTTCCTCCACAACCTGGTATTAATTTGGGATACAGTTTACGAGACGCAATGAGCGGAAGCATAAGAGCATATAATTTGCCAGATGTTGGTAGCAACATTATGAGCGCTAATACTCAAATGTATAGCAGTAAATATATAAACGCTTTGAGTGGATGGTTACATGATATTAAGCCGTATATGTACAGACGAGCTAGTATGGCCATGAATAGCGCAGATAGAAAACAGCCGTACGTACCAGCCTATGAAACCAATCCTCCTAAGGTTCCTGAAAATCCTATTTACGCAACAGAGTCTTTATTAAGTGTTATACCAGTATCAACAACAGAGGGTCATGATCCTAAAAAAGGAACAATATCGTTTACTTATGAGTATAATAATAAATTTAATGTAATTAGTGGTGTTATTAGTGAAAATATCACCATAACCAATGATGGCCCAGCAGATACTATAGCCGAAACCCAGGTTCCAGGCAGAGAATTGGGCCCAATTATGACCAAAACTGGCACAACGGCCACTAAAAAAACAATTAATATAGAGGTAGTAGTTATGACTCCAACAGGAGTAGAAGGATTTTTTGTAAATAATCCATCTTGCCCATTATATACTGGTGGTTATATATATACTACGATTAATAAATTGATTGAGGGATACAAGCCGTTCGGAATAGCACAGGATGTTGCTTTATTTGGAAGATATGCTCAATCTAAAAATCAATTTGGCCAAGCATATAAAACTTCCGATCAAGATACTTGGACGCCAACACAAGGAAGATATAATAGGACCGTTAGTTGGATATACCAGCAATGCTCTAATCAGCGGTTTTATTTGGATCATTAATGACTAATTAGTACGCGCAATCATCACAGGAAATACTTTTATATGAGTAATACATGCCCAGGCGCTCAAAACAATTCTGATCAGGTTATTCAAACATTATTTCTTGGCGCATCAGTACTATCTTATAGTGTTAATATAGGGTGGGGAGGACAGCCATCAGTACTTAATGTGGAACTAATTAATGATGAACAGCCAGCAGCGTGTGAAGCAGACAATACGTCTCTTTTTCCTAACTCTAGTTTTGGACCAGACCATTATTATACATGTGTTGGTGATGCTTGTTATATAGATGAGCGAGGTCGAACATATAGCCGCAATAACAGACCTCCGCCGCTTAAAAAGATGAGACCGGGCAAGTTATATTTTTACTTCGAAAACGGCGAGATAAAATCTCAATATTGGAAAGATGGTGATCCGGGATTTTTTGGAGATTATACCTATATAAATAAAACGGGCGCCTATACTAAAGACTTGGCGTCATCCTATGATATTATAGGCTCTCCTGTTGTTTTTGTATTAGATAGTTTTGTATTTGCTGGTATAGTTCAATCATGGGAAAAAAATCCTATAACTCGCACATACACCGTGACCATAGAAGGACCAGATAGTTTACTAGAAAATAGCTGGATAATTTTAAGAGATTATGGAGGATCTATTTTTTCGTCTACTGGAAGTTCTTTGGGTGCTCCGCTACCTTATATTGGACCATTAGCGCAAAATAATGGGAAAATAGCAGATGGAAATATTCATAATGTTTTTAATGTATATGGATTTTTAGAATCTTTCGGAGTTGATTATTATGGAGGATCAAACGCTACCGAAGACGGAATACCATATTCATCGATTATCGACGCTTTATCTGTGCTAACTTCAATAGAGGGCAATCAAGCTGCTGCCGTTAACATATTGAATAATCTTAATAAAAGAGCATTTTCTCCATTTGGCAGAATTTTATCAAAACCTATTGTTGATTTGGATTTGAGCGTAGCCACAATGGGAAATTTTGGTGTGGTGCCCAGTCAAGTCGATGATCTTAATATCAATCGAAGTTTTTATACGCTAGATTTATCAGAACTCCCAATCTTGGATAACTCATTTAGAATGTCTGGAGACGTAGTTAGTATCATGGACTTTATTCGTAGCTTAACTGCTGTATCGGGCAAAGATTTTTATACGCAGCTTCTGCCAGTATCAATCAACGGCATTTTGCATAATATAATTAAAGTAAAAGTTATTGATCGTAATATTAGACCAGCAGATAATCAGATATCTTTAACCATTAATTCATTAAAAACAGCCGGATATAAAGTCAATGTAAATAGCCTAGGTAAAGAAAAATCCGATAGTAGTTCGTCCAAGATTATGTATGTCGGAGCTAAACAAGAAAGATTATACCAGGCCAAAAACTATAGATTAGGATTTAGACAAACAGCATATGTATATGATCCAGCACTAAATAAATTTGTGGATTTTGACTTTTTAAACGATTTAGGAAAAGTTAGATATCCTAGTCCATATTCTACTAGAAACACAGCGATATCTAGCTCGGTTAATGGTACTTTTGCCACAAATGTCTTTAATCAAATAGAAAACATACGCTTACGCATAGAAAGAGTAGTTCCAGAATCTATTGATAATATTTGGACTGACACAGAGGTTGGTGGAAGTGATCAGGTAAAACACTGGAATTATTCCCCATCTATAAGAGCAAATCTAGTTTTCAACAGACTGGACAAACAAAATCAAAGATATATCCCAATTTATATGGATACCATTAGTCCATTTTTTGGCTATGTTATGGACGACCAAGCCAATGTTAACACAGGCAATGCCTCCAATAATTTTCGCAAAATTCGTCCAGTTTGGTTTGATAATTTAACAGGTCAGCTCGCAGTAGTTATTAAAACATCCGAACTTCCACCCATCACTTTGGGCTCTAGTTCTCTATTTAGAACAGCTAGTTTACAAACCATTCTTCCAAACGGGTCTGTGCTAATTACAGAAACAGAAATTCGAGCAGCTATGAGTGGTTTCGATTCTTACTTTACTTATTGTGATGCTAAGGCCGTTGCTAATAAGCCGCAACTATATCTAATGCTGTTAAGCGCATATTACCATGCTAACCCTGCTTTTGCCAATAATAGGGGCGGAGGCGTTGGTTGGGCCAGAGGCACCAACGGGTCAATTATTCCTTTTTTACCGCCAGAAAATATATTTGCCGAAGCAAACGTCGCTAATAATTTAGGATTACCGGGTAATCCACAATCCGCACCGACCTCTATTGGATGGTCAGCTTTAATTGATGATAATTTTATTAAAGACTTGATGACAATTTGTCAATTTATAGCTAATATTGGTAATAGCTTTTATGGTAAAAAATACATGGTTAGAATAGGAGGAATTAATTCATACAGAGATACCACGGCTTATCTAAACGGATCTACTCCGTATATCATCAATGCTTCTACTTATTTGCCTAACAGTACTGAGCAAATAGCGGTATTTCAAGGTGGTGGAAAAATATACTTTAGCTCAGAGCCATGTGATAGCGCGTGGGAAGAGCCGGGAAATATAATTGATGATAGTTTTGTGGTTGGTGGCGCAGCATGGTATAACCTGATTAATGAACAAGGTAAAATTCCGCCGCTTTTAGGATATAATGCTAGCGACAATTACGACTCAGAAGCTATGAGGCTTTGTTTAATTAGTAAAATAATGCCCGGCGGAGTATCCCGTACTACTAATGCTAATATTGCTCAATCCGCTCTATCTTCTCTAGACCCTAGTGCCAGTATGCCAAGAACATTGGGTTATAACTATAGTAATTTTACTTATTTAGGATCTTTCGCTAATCAGTCTACCGCTCTGAAAACAGATACTAGTTACGGAAATATGGTTAGATTTTTTCTCACTGCTGGTACAGGATCTTGCTCTAAAGATAAGTTTATTTATCCTTCGATCAATGTTAGCTCATTAAATAAAAATGATTTTGTTATCGTTAATACAAATAGCTCAAGAATAAATGCTTTTGGAGACACTATTAGCCCCGGCAATCGAAACACAATATTACCACCCATTTTACAACCAAATCTTCAATTAGCCCCTGTAACCAACCCTCAAGGGATGGCCAAAAAATTATTTGTAAAAGCACAAGCTGATGAAATGGGATTCATGGATCCTCTTAATCTAAGAGATCCTAGAATTATTTTAACCTCTCCTGGAGTTGAGCTAAATCCAGTATCTCTCATTTTTTCTGTGGATCCTACAAGAACAGTTTTATGTAATGCGGCCGTAGAGGATTTGTTAGTTTATTTAAAGGCTGTGCCAGGACCAATTCAAGACAAATCATTTATAAATCATTTACTTAGACAAATTAGGGGTTATGATGCATTTTCCAATGTTTATTTGAATCCTCAAGGAAATGCTTTGGTTGGAGCTCTATTTGGCGGGAGCTGGCCAGCTATGGCTTATAATAATAACGTAACAACTCAACATGCTCAAATAGCCCCAAAAGCAGCCCATCCTTATTTTGCCGCTATACCCATGAGATTAAACCAGTCGTGTTATGGACCATGGACAAACTACCCATATTTGATTCGTTCAGAAATTTTTAGTGATGGAATTACTAATCAGTTAGCGTCTTATAATTCTGAATTAGATTATCTTAATAGTCAATTAAATAGTCCTCAATTATCTAATTTAGATAGGAAAGAAATTGCTAGAAGTATCAAAAGAATTGGTCAGTTAATTAACCGCGCTAATACCGCTCGCAATAATGTTTCTAGTGGTGCGGCTATAGAAAATTTAGTTGGTGGGGTTAAGGTGCAAATAGAGCCAGATTTTGTTCCTTGGAATTATGGAGGCATGGCTTTTCTAGATAAGGTGGTTATAGGATTTATAAATAGTAACACTGATTTTAGGCAAATATTAGAGACAGCACAAATACAAATTAATAGCGCTCCAATATTTGGTATAGGCGGCGAATTTATGTATACAGATCCGGATTCTATAACAGGATCAATTCGCTTTAATAATGAGGCCTATCAGGTTAACGTTATTCCATTGCAGTATGAAGATGTAAAAGCTAATCCTTCGTCTACACCTATAAATATTCCTATTGTAGGAAATCCAATTTATCTTCCGCCTATAGGGGGTACTACATATACCAAAATCAACGTTACTTATAATGTTATAACTCTACTATCGCAAAATAGAACTGGTATAGCTCCCATTATTACTAATATGTCAACGAGGTTCGACACTTCTGGATTTAATACCACATATACGTTTCGATCATATGCTAGAAAGTTAGGATTGTACTCTAAACAGTTCTCTGATAGGCTAAAAAACAGCGTACAACAGTCGCTACAATTGAACAAAACACTATTTTCACTAGATAGTGGTATCAGAAACTCTAAAAATATTCTGGTGCAAAATAGAATAAACGAAAGAAACAACGACCGATCTTCTTATTCAATAGAGTCATTAAGAAACAGTAAGCTCTTCGGCACCAGCCCCACTGAAGTATTCATAGGCTCCGCACAGGGATACCTTCCTTCTGTAAATATCATCGAAAATAGAATATCTATGGCGTTTGCTAATAGAACACCAAACGGAATGCCGAACGGTGTCACTACGTCACCGCTTTCTATAAATGGTCAAGACCCTGGTGATATTGCAGTTAATCCTAAAGATGTTGGTGGTCTAAGTAAAAAATACAGACACAGATCATGGGTAGGGATGTTCCAGCACTGGGAAACCAAAACCGAATTACAAGAAGGATATGAAGAAAAAGCAGCTATGAGCCTAGATGGTTTATTATCTCCTGTGTCTTTTTATCCAACACCCAATAATTCAACATATGCGATGTTGCCATATCCAAAAATTAATGGGCGATCAATGTGCCCCTGTTGTAGAGGTACTCATTCTGTAACCCAACAAGTTGGAATAGGTAATCAATTATCTAATCTAACAGCCCCATGTCCATGTTGTTCGCGAGGTATGCCCTCTATTGTGTTTGCGCAAAACGTTCCTGCTGATATTGGAAGCGGAGTAAGTGGCGTAAACGCCATGAATCTACAGCCTGTGGTGGTTCCATTTCCTGTGTGGCGCAATGCTCATGCTCAGCCGCCTTCTAGTGGAGAAAGACAAAGACATAGTATAAGAGTAGTTGGTAGAAATTGGTTGGCGCCATTTGATGCCCGTAATGGAATGTCTTTAGATATAGATAAAAACAAAGAAGTTTTAATAGATCCTTTGAATAATAAAATTGTAGAGAATGGGGCTGGGGTAAACAAAGACTTTCATGTGGCCGATATCGGTATGTTCCATGCGAACGGTGGATTTTATCTAAATAATCATAGGTTTTTTGCTTTACGAGGGCCGCTGATGCTTCACGGCTGGGGATACGACATTTCTGGATATCCCGTGCCGAATGAAGCCGACGAACCAGATCCACAAACTATGATCAGTAACCTACCAAAAAGATTCAGATTAACAGTATCTGGCACAAATGACTATACTCAAGACGGTGCTGTTTTTGCAACCCAGGCGCCTTATGGGCTCGGAGATATTATAGGCAAAGGGTGGAAATTCTCCGATGGGTCGTGGACCAGAACACCATCTAAATATTTTCATGTGAATTGGGGCGAGCGCCCTGATTTATGGCCTGTTGGTCCTATTGACTTAAGATGGGATGCTAATCGCAGAGTGTGGACCGCCGGTGGCGAGGGTGGTTGTCCAGAGCAGTTGCCGCCATTCATAATAGCGGATACAGATGATCCTGCGCTATTGTCTGAGTTCACTAAGTTGCCAAAGAGCGAATGTCCTTACAAGCTAATTTATATTACCCTAGAGGAGGACATGATAAAGGAACCAGATTATGATGAAACATATCCTGTAAGAGGGTTCATTGACGATATACAGTATTCCAAGGAGCCACTACCCAATAAAGCTAGAAGACTAGTATTTGTCAAAGATCGATCTGGATATACTGCTCCTAGAGCAGCTAAGTTATTATGTAGATATGATAAAGATACGGGCTTTTATGAACCTGTATCTAAACAGTCTTATTTTGTATTTGGTACAATAACTGGTGGAAATAATGCGGTTGTTGATTTATCTTATATACAGGGTAAGCACAGAGGTAGTAATTTTCCAACGCTAAATATAGTTTTTGATAATACTAGATTCAAAATGAATATATCTGCAAATAGCAGAGGAATGTTTTATTATGAAAATGGCACATGGGTTTTGGTAGCAAAAAATGATAACTAAAACTAGAGAAAATTGTGTTTTTTACGATAAGCATTTTTTAGATGATCTACAAGGATATTCTTTTGTAGAAGAAAACGGGGCGGCGTTTATACTTTATGATGATAATACCAGACTACCCGTTACGATTAACTCTAATATTTCTAGTATAATATCCTCTGAATACGCATCTGTGCCAAATCGCCAAAAAGATGTCTGGTATCCCGTTTTTTTAAACCTTGCCAATAACAAGATAAATTCCAGGTTCCTATTCAAAGGTTCTGTACAACCATATATTAATCTTGGCATAGATGAAGCAATATCCTTTCCTGGCAAGTTTAGGAGCTGGTCTATCATAGGTTCTTCTACAATGTCGTGCGACTGGCATATTTCTGCTAGCGTATCTACGAATATCTCAGAATATGGACTACTATGTTGGATTCAAGATTCTAGCAGAAAAGTGTCGGATATTAAAATTGACGACATACCAGTTGGCGCTATGTTTAAAATAAAATCTTTTATCTCTTATGTTATCGAGGTTGTTGTAAATGGCATAAAAAAGAAAAAAACAATATCTATATCACCAAGCGATGTTTTGTATAAAATAGATAAAGATAACTTACAAATCATTAATAATGGAGAGATTAGATTTAATCTAGGTAAATTTAATTTTTTAGATAAAAATAAAGCTTTTAATTTAAGCACATACTTAGAGTACAATTATCCAAGAGGCAGCAGCGAACCTGAAGCCAGATACAACGAAAGAATCGATTTGGTGAGGTCAAGAATTTTTGGCACATTAAATTCTGCAACGACTACCACAAATATTATTAGCAATAGCACAATATTATTTATACCAAAAGGTGATGTATATAGTTATTTTGAAGATACACAAACCAAAGCCATATCGAGAATTGCGTCATCAACATACCTATCGGCCACACTGCATCAAGAATATAGAGAAATATATAATATCCTTACCATAAATCAACAAAAGATAAATGGCTCTGCTTTAAAAATTTCTCAGGTTAAATTATTACAAAAAATAGCTATGTTTTTAGCTTCTTATCCTCTTATAGATAGAACTACTATTAGCATACTATTATCAGAACAGGCTCAAACTATTATTAATGACTTTATTAATTTAAGCGTTGGTAATAATGTACCAGAAGAGACACGACAATTAAAGCTAGCCTTAATCAAGATATCTGAACTATTTAAGAACTTGTCTTCTAACATAAAATATAATCAAAATACATCAGGATACTGTTTTTCTACTACAGATATTATTAAAAATTTAATAGGCAAATATGGATCATATCTAAATATAGGATCTACAAATACTACACTATCATATACGCCTAGGCTCAAATATGGTCCACATGTGAAAATTAACCAAGATATTATAAGTAAAGTATCGACTAGTATTAGTAATGCGGTAGTTTACAATAATTTTGTGTCTCAAATAGGCCCATTCACCCTACAATCAGCTATAACTGCTAATCAAACTTATTTTTCCGTATATGATACTAGATCTAGATCTCCAAGAGTTAATATTCCTCTATGGGATATCAATAAAAGAAAAATTTTGAACATAACATCAAAATTTACTGCTGGGGATGATTTTATCATAAACTATGATCAAAAAATTAAGGAAATTGGTAGTGGGGACGAAATACAGTTCAGAATGGATGTCAGAGACCTAGGATTGCAAGATGAATTGATTCCGGGTGAAGATTCACAAATATTATGGTCACGAATATCTGGACCCGACTGCCTTAGGTTCAGCGACAGCAATAGATCATTTGTCAGAGGTATAAATGGTGGGTTTATAGGAAATTTAGATTTAAAATATCAAGACTCTACGGTGCCATATCCTACGCTTTTTATTAAAAGTATAGGTAAGTATATTTTGAGGCTCAAGGTATCTAATTCATTTGGCGTATTTTATGATCGCGTAACACTATATGTTGTTAATGCTAATGGTGAGTATGCCCCCGGCCAACGCCCACCATTGCTTAACAAGGCGACACTTGTGAATATAGCCCCAACTAATGGGATAGTTTCTATATGTCCACACCTTAGAGAATTCGCAATAGGTAAACAGGGTATTTTTTGGCCTATATATTCTGATCTTAGTACTTTTGATACGGTTACCAATCCTTATGGTAAAACGGCATCGTTTGGTGGAGATCTAAGAAAATATGCGTTTGATCTCGGTTTAGATGCTAATGGTAAAAAATCTATTATTAATACCCCAGTGCCTTTATCGCTATCATACATACCAAATAATACTAAAATGCAAATTAGTCGCATTATATTATCTCATATGATGGATAATAATAACGAATGCTATAATTGTGGATCGTTTTTTAAAACCATAATAGATAATAAGGGATTTACGCTAGATGTTGATTCTTCATTTTTTCTAACAGATGAAAATAACGCTAGAAAAGAATTCAATTACCCACAGGATGTATCTAGTGACTATACAAAAATAATTAGTTATGGTGGGTATTCTCCTAATTTAATCAACAACGATCTCGGAATATCTATACCTTACCACCCTTCCCCGAGCAGCATACTACCCAATATTACCGGGATGGAACTAACAAACGACTCTTTTCCCGAAGGCAGACAGGTTCATTTATGCCATCTTAAAAGAGTTGATGCTGAGAAACCAATGGTTTTTGAAAAGGGTTGCTTTCATCCTTCTTATGGATGGTTACCTAACAACAGAACCACAGACCCTAGATATAGGCCGTATATCAACAGCCTATATAATAATTTTATTAATAAAACAGCTGTAATTAATTTTAAACCAGAATATCGTAAAACTTTTATATTTAAGGGTCCTGGTTTCTTTTATTTAGATAATGCTAATTCAGATATTGCAAATCCAAATCATATAAATACACCAAATATTTATTTTAGCTCGATAGAACTTAGACTGGCCGAAGAAGCTCAAGAATGCTATGGTGTTGGTGATTTACCGTGCTCAGAATCGGAACGAGCAGAAAAAGAAAGAGAGGAAGTAGCCGATCAATATCCGCATCTTGGATATAGAACCTTTAATATAACCAGAATTTCTCAATTCAATAACCAAGATGAATTTGCGTCTTTTTTAAACGTAGAACCAGCCGATGCATCTCCTAGCGAAGATTATTGCACAGCCCAATCGGCTCAAGCATATGAGGCTGCTTATGTTTTTCCTAGAAAGGGTAAGTATTTACCAGACAACCAAAGATCTAATGTGCGAAGATTTAGTCGAGATATACTTCAGGCTAAAATAGAAGATATAGAAGTAGAAATTGCTTTTATGAATTATGTGAACACAAAAAATTTGATTATTTGGTTAGACGTATTGCCCTGTGCTGGTATTACGGAAAAGCTGTATCCTAGAAAAAATAGCGATACTCAGGACGGGGCTCCGGCACGAGATAGATGGAGTCACATATCAAAAAACCTTAATAACTCTATCTATTTTACGCGATACGATAGGACTAAGGCCAAGATCGACTCTATGCAAAATGGTCCATTAAAGTCTTATTTAAAAGCATTATTTGAAATGAATGATAATCCAGATCCACGGCAGACAATTTTGGGCCAAACAAACTCTATCAGTATTCCAGACTCGGACACCACAATAACACTAGACCCAACAGATGAGAGCTTACCAAAAAGTCCAATATTTAGACTATATCTATTAAACCAGGAGCATATAGAAGGAAACGGGTTTAATTTTAGCATAAAATTTTCTGATTTAATCCATAAAAACACACAGCCTTTTGACAGTAACAACATAGCTGAAAACATAGACCCCTCTCTGATAAAGGCAGTAGAAAAAGACGGTATAGTACACTTACTGCCAACGCTATCTCCATTTGGATATAGCGATAATGATATAAACTTTTTTAGACAGATCATACAATCAAATAATCTTCATACACTAAATAATAGATTCGCTAAATTTTCTGGTATGGATCTATTTACTGGAGCTGAAGATAAATTGGGTTTTGGTAGAACAAAATTCAGTTTGGGTATAGCCGTATTGAATCCTAGTGATATGATGTCCGTTTCTGATAATGTATATGCTCTAGATCAAAAAACAAATACAGACTCTAGTATAGTGAAATCTACAGCCGATTTATTAAATAATAGTATTTGTTGCTGGAATCTAATTTTACACATAAATACTAATGGATCTTCTAGGTTTTTGCCATCTGATATATTGGGAAATATACAGTATTACCAAATAGATCCTAAGATATATGGATATAATTTTATTGCTAATTTTGACAACAAGAAATACTTATTACCGCCGGTCAACATAAATGCACCCTATGGATCGACACTAGATCCAGAGATTTGTAGATATTCGAAAGAAAAACTAAATGCCCCAAAATACAATCCTGTCCCATTTAGTCCCTTTCCTTTTCTTATTGTTAATCCCCAGGCTTCATTGGTTGGAGCTCTAGCGGAAATAGCTTCTGTTGATGCGCAGCTAGATCAAATGAATAGAGAATTTTATGATTATTTTAGAGATCTTCGATATGCTAGACAAGCAGAATTGTTTTTCAATAATCTATATGTGTCTAAATATGATAAATATGCTATGGGCGGTTCCGACAAGGCTTTATTAAGCGTTAGTTATGATGATACCGCATGGTATATGCTAGAGGCCTCAATATTCAAATATGGTAATTGTCCAATTGTAAAAAAACGTAGATATAACTACATGAAATTAAATCATGTGGTTAATAAGTCTATGTCAATTTTTCCATTTTCTACTATCAGTAAATTAGACGATATCATAAATGAAGACAATATTAAAATCATATCAATTCCACTAACATCTCTATCAGAAGCGACTTCTTTGAGATATGAGACTATTGAATTAGCAAAAGTCAATTTAGACAATCAAGTAGTTGCTCTGCAGCAACAGATTGATCGAATCGTAGCATCCAATCCGACATCGCCAACATTAGATCAGCTATATATAAGATTAAAAGAGCTGGTGCTTTTGGTCTCTTTGCATACCGAAACTATGCAAAGTATAGGAGCAAAAATCAAAAAATTTGATATAGTACAAATTAAAAAAACTATAATTAACCAGGCTAGAAACACTAGTCATAACGCAACTCTCGCCGGTACGTATATCGTCGATGAAAATAACACTTTGGTGCCCATATCTACTGTTCCAGGGGTTATACAGTACAATAAGCTAATCAGTGTTCTTAAGACATCCTCATTATTAGACTTTAGTTTTAATCTCATACCGAATCCAGACCCAGAAGAACGCATAGATATTCCTTTTATTCTATCTAATAAATTAATATCGCTAAGCGGATTAATTCCATTTCATTTTTTCGATAAAGATAATGACGTAGTAACGATTAGATCTAAGTATGATCTAATTAATGAGCTTAGGTCACAAAATAGATTAGACGAAGCCGATCAAATATTACAAACAATCAAAACTGCTCAAAAAGCACTAGAGTCAGAAGAAAAAAAACCCAATCCTGATCCAGAAACAATAAAAAGACTTAAGGAATCTCTATGGCTTGCAGAAAATATATTGATAGATAATAAAATCATAGCTAAGGGCTACACGTATCTTAAGGGTTCGTATAAAACGATACTGGAGCTACAAAATCCTATAATTGGCTATGCTATATCTAAACGTCCTGCCGATACTAATAGCATTATCATATATGATGCAAAATATACTACGGTACAAGATTCTAAAACAATGCCAGCTAATATGTGGGGTCTTACCACGTCCAGCAATTCTACTATTTTAAAAGATAGTGCTGTTGAATCAACAATATCAACTTTTGGTGAAGGATCGTATGGAACTGGATCTATGTTAGTTTCTCCTCCAACTATTTCTAGAAAAAAGATAGATAATTATGAGCAACCATTAAATGAAAGACTTGGTATTGATTTTAATTTTAAAACACAAACAGTTGTTGCAGATTTCTATGACAAAAATCAAAATTTAGTATTGAAAGATTTTATAGATGCAGTAATTGGTTATAGTTATAGTAACATAGAGATGGCCAATATAAGAAGCGGAGATAACTATATTGATCTTAGTACAAAAAAAATAGCCGCTTTATTCAATAAAAGCCCAATTTTCTTTAGAGACACAAACGACATGGCTTTTATGAATTTAAAGTTTGAAAAAGCATTACCTCAAAATATTCCTGACTATGGTGAAATAGAATTAGACATTAGTCTAGATTTTGGTATGCCTATCTACAAATTAAATTCTACAGACTTAAGTATTATTAACAGCAGATTATCTGTTTTGCTTCGAAAGCGCTCTATAAGACCCAATTGTCAGACAAACAATCCAAATCTTGGTCAATGTCTACAAAACTATTGGACAGGCGTAGATCCTTCGTCCTTGTTTATCAATGATCTTTATTTCTATTTAGAAAATATAAATTCTGTTAGAGAGAATGTTAGAGAACAAAGAAAAAGCATAGCTACTGCTAGACTGAGACAACTATTAATAGAGATGAATTTTATTCTATTTTATTGTGACGCCGGGCAAGCTGTAGCAAATATATCTAGAGACGAAGACAGCCCTCCTTCATTTAGACCGTCGCCTTCTGTTAATATCGGGGTACCAATCAATAAGATAGAAATCTCAACAGAAAGTGATGGCTCTCTATCATTTAAAGAAATATATTATGCTGCTAATGACTATTGGATAAATATAGATCCAGAACAATCATGCTCTTTAGATAGATCTGCTATGCCAAAAATTTTGCTTAAAACAGAATATACATGCCAAATGGTCAACGATTACTTGTCTTCCGATATGCGAAACATATGTCCCAAAAGCGCGATAAATATTATAAATGGAATAGATGAAAGTATGGAAAATAATAGCACTAACTACATATATAGATCGTCTACTAGAGAAATAAATAGACAAAAATCCTTATATCCTAATACTATATGGCCAGTTATAAACCCAGATGGTAGCGTTACAGATGGTGAGACTCTTGTGGTTGATCGAAGTTTTTTCATAAACGCTTATGGAAAAGAAAGAAATCAATTGGTAACATCAAGAGAAACATATGTTCTACCAAAGATATTTACTCCCAAAACACCGCCAGATGGACAAGTAGGCAATAAGGTTAAAAATATTTTTAATTTGGACAATATAAATAACCTCAAGGTAAGATTTAGAAGAATACCAAGAAAGCTTTCTAAGATAGACACTCATCATGAAAAATACAACCCTAATGAATTTGGCCAACTTACAAAAAGCTTGCTCTCCGGCCCTGGCGGCCCATTTTATCCAGATCTTCAATTCTGGTATTGTATTAACACAAGGACGGGATCTTATATTGATCCCCCTAAATACTTTAAATGGTTGAATGAAATGATATTTAGGGCTTATTATGGCAGTATAGACGGTGCCGAGCACAGAGGGTCCAGTTTATCGTCTAGCAAGGAGTACTTCGATTGGTTGCCATATGACTACATGTAATTTCATAAAAATAGGCTTAAATTTAGCCACTTGTATAAATTGCGGAATGACTATAGAAATTAATGATAGTATAGAAGATATGCCCATATTTCCGTGTGCTGGTCCCATAGTAGATCCATTAAAAGCCGACTTGTCTGATGCTGAAATCATTAAAGCTCAGGCCTTAGAATTAAAGCCAGATGGTCTGGATTCATCAAACATGTGCTCGGAGGACCAGATTTTGACTAGATACAAACAATGTGGTGAGTGTGATTTTTTTGACCACAATACATGCACTAAATGTGGATGCATATTGGTTAGCAATAAAATATATATGAGTAAGCTTGCTTGGAAAACAGAGCAATGCCCTATAGGTAAATGGGGTCCTATATCAGACTAATCCTTTTTCTGATATTTGTGCCATCCTTTATTGGGTAAATAATTGCCGTTGTCGTCTTTACGTTTTGGAAAAAGAGTACCGCCCTTTTTGTGTTGACCAAAGGCCAGAACAGCTCCACAGTCAGCGCATCTTAATTCATAGTAATCATTTCCGTCCACAGATCTTACAACAAACTTTAAATTGGTGCTTCCACAAAGACCGCATTTTTCTTCAGAAAAAATTTCTTGAATTAGCGCAAGCTCTTTGAATATTTCTTTCTGCCCAGCTGCTTCTAGTTCGAACGATAATTTATCATTTGCTTTATAAATTACTTTCATAAATTACTTCCATTCTTGGGTATATCCGATTAGGTTATCTGATATGGAACTAGTATCTTGTTGATACTTGGACAAATTTCTGATTACACTAACCGCATCTTGGTGTGAAATACTGTATATATTTTTACTGTCTAGGCCACTAGATTCTAATAGCTTAGATATATTTATATTAAGTCTTTGTCCTATAACGTCAATGAAATTTATTTGATTATTTGTGATTTTATTGACAGACCCAGAATCCGGATGATCCTCTACTGTATCTACTATTTCTTCAGCGGCCACCACCTTCCTTAGTCTTAGGGCGCGTCTTAATGCTCTACCCTCCGCTCTTGTTTCAGCTACTGCTACAGGATGATTTCTATATACTTTATCACAATTTCCCCAATAGACATCAGCAGCCCCACTAACTGATCGATGTCTAATATCTTTATCTATAGAGCTATCATTAAGAATATAATCAAGCCTATACACTACCGTAGCTCTTTTCTCATTATCCGGAGATGGAGACTGAACCACATCCGTCAATATGCTAATAATGGAACAATTTAATACGGACTCAAAGATACGCCTCAATCCATCTGTGGTCGGATTGCCTTTGATTTTTTCGTCATCAGACAACTGAGACAAAACGTAATCGGTCCAAGATACATCAGAAATATCTGGTTTTTCCAAACTCATTTCTTGTTGTTCTGTTTGTGGTTCAGGTGTGTCCTTTTTTAATCTTGGCATTATTTATCCTCTATGGTAAATGAAGAAATCTGTTTATTGTTATTCTGTATCTCATCTATCGTACTCAGCAATTGCTGTAAAATGTTTTCAGCTCTAGTAGGAGAAAAGTCCTTATATTGTTTTATTCTAATAATATTCCATCCTTTTCCCAAAATTAATCCTGATTTTTTATTATCGTATGCTTTATTTTTTTTTAACGAATCCTCACCCCAAACCGGAGCAAAATGAGACGGTCCATCAACCTCTATAGCTGTGTTAATAGTAGGGAGAAAAAGGTCTATTTGCAACTTGGTATTTGTAAGAATTTGTTCTTTATGAAAGTCTACTCTATAGCCCATTTCTATTAGTTTTGTCAATAAGAAGTTTTCTAATTTAGAGCCAACCTTACTAGCCTCCCTGACTGCTTTATTAGCCATCGATAACAGCTGTTCTTTTTCGTCCTCTGTTTTTAAATTCCATGCCGCTCTAGCTTTAGATTTCCTGTCTTTTATCTCTTCCTCCGATAACTGGCTCCAAGACTTAAGAACAGAATTACCAATTGAACGTTTAGTTGCTTCGCTTCTCTTACGTCCTTTGGTTGGGTGTGTGTGTTTTCCTGTGACAAGGGCGTTTTTTTGCGCCTCAGATTTATTGCGTATATTTATTTTTAAACGTATGGCATCTCGTCTAATTTTATTAGCATATGTCCCACATGCCTCCGCGATGTCTGCAAAACTTTTATTTTCATCAATATACAGTTTTTTGATTAACTTTTTCTTTTCCTCATCACCCAGCTGATTGTATAACATTGATTATTTCCTCATATGAGAACTTGTTGATTTTATTGACACGTAATGATGGCCAGCATATGTTATATATGTTTTTTACATCATCACTAGTTGATATAATATGTAAATTATTTTTTTCAAACAGTTTTTTCCATAAAGTATATTCTGTATATCCAGAAGCCCATGGTGTCTCATTAGTATAAAAAAATACGTTATGCGCTTTTGGAAAACTATTAGATAGCATTAAAGACATAGTATCAAATATAACAATATTACCATCAAAAAACTTACTATGGCTTATAGGCATAAGAGGGATGTTCATATGAGACGTCATAGACGAAGAGCAATTAAATATGCAAATATTGCTCAACGGATTATGGTCTATAAAAGGTCTTATTTCTGATATTAGGGCAATGTGTTCAGCAGACTGATTGAGGTATAGGCATATGAATGCTAGATCTTTTGTTAGTTTCATTTTACTATCTTTTCTAGAAAATCCTCTATATCTACAGGACTAAAACTATTTGTGTTTTTGTTTATTGTGAGAGTCTCTGCGTCTAATATGACGCAGCCACAGGTATATGCTTCAGCAACATAGGACTCATATTTATTTGACACAAAATATTTGCAATTATTTAAGATATCATTTTTGTCTAGTTCTGTAAGCATTCCGAGATTTTGAGGATGCTGTATAGATTTGTTATTAAATAATAAAAATTTACTATCTTTTGTTTCTGGATATAGATGTTTTTTTATATGTTGTGGAATCTCACTATCCTCATCCAAAAAATATGCTATCCTATCTATTCTGTTGTAGTTTTCGTTGTTCTTAGAAGTAAATAAATTTTTGTTTATACAATAATCTGGTAGTACTAGAACATTGCTGTATCGCCGAAACTCATCATGGTCTTGGGGGTGTAAAATGTGTTTAGCCTTTTTAATATATCTAATAGCATCTTTATTGATTTGTGATCTGCTATGATATATAAACGCTTTTGTCAGTATGTCACCATATTCGCCCACAAACTGTATGATTTCGTTAGAAATAAAGGAACTATCAAAGATGTAGGCATTAGCACTAATCTTATGATGTATCTCATATAGATTTGTAGGTTTGTCTATGAATATTTGAAATTTTGTGCTATTTATGTGTTTGATAGCACTCAATATTCTGTTGTCTCTATCAGACAAAAATACTTTTATCATAAAAGTTTTTGACCCTTTTTATATCGTCTAATGTATTAATTTTGTAAATATTCTTTGTATTGCGAATAGCTATTGGTTCTATATCTATATTATTATTTATTAGCAGGTTTACAAGCTCAAAAATATACAGATGATCTAATTTGTATAGTTTAGATAATTTTTGGATCGATTTAATTGTCCTGTTGTTCATAAATATGCATTCAGACCATTGGTGTTTCAGGCCGTAAAACAGATACTCAACTTTTGTGGGATCTTGTATACCTATAGAGAAACCATCTTTATTTTTTGGTAATACGAACAGTGCTGTTTTTTGTGATATGGGTAATTTTTCTTTTAAGAGAACACCGTTGTTGATAAGTAAAAGATTTGATGGCTTTTTTGTGATTATATAATGCATCAGCGACTGCGCCTGATTGCTATCATTATATTTGTCATTATGTAATATGCTTACTGACTTATATTTTTTAATTTGTTTTTTAATCTTCTCATTTTCGAATCCGGTTAGTACTGTTATACTAGAATTTTTGTAAAATTTTTTACAATACATTATTTGATAATCTATAAGCGTTATATCATGATATATTTTTAATAATGCTTTTGACCCTATGGATTTCATTCCTTTGGTAGCTTCTGGCACTAAAATAAGTATGTTTTGTGGTGAACTACAGCTCATATTGTATGTATTTAAAACCTCTATCTGTTGCTGAGGCCATGGCTTTCAGAATGTCAGGGTTATCGTTTAGCAATAGATACTTATAAGAATTAAAATCTATGAATATACCATCTAAAGTAGTAAGATCCGCTATAACTGCATTAAATGGATTTTGTTTTACACTTGTCTCAAAATGAAAGAAGTTTATTCTATCATTTAGTTCATTTTCTTTTTCGGGATTTTCTGGTATATAAACGGTAAATATTTTGCTATCGACCTTATTTATATTAGTGTCGAGCGAAATAGTTATACATTCTTGTAGCGATTTATCTAATACAAAATTATGTAATTTCCATTTGGCCGTATCGTAGATATTTTTTAGTATCTGTTTTGCTATGGAGTCGCTGAGGTCTTTGTTTCTATTAATAAACGATATATATTTTGGCTTGATGTCCAATTTATTAATTGTTGAGCACACGGCTTCTACATTGGTATCGTTATTTTTCAGATCCACTACTAAATAGTATTTAAGCAGAGAATTATCTCTGATTGCCTGTACTATGTCTATCTCATGCAATTCTTTGTTTGAATCATATACACTTTTTGAAAAACAATATTTACACGCATATTCATGAATATAGTTATATCCGTCTTTATCTTCTATTATTTTTACATCCTTTAATATATTTGGAATATCAAAGTAGCAACCCTTATTATCACCATCCTTAATAAACAAGCAGCCAGAACAATATGTATTAATTTTCATAGCTTTCTTCCGAAGGTGACAGCTGACAATATTTTATTTTGTTCAATACCGATAATATCGAATTGTTTATTATCCAGAATTTGTTTTGTAATTTTTTCGTAAGATATATTATTTTTAACACCCTCTATTATTTTTAGAAATTGTTCTTCTGAGATCTGCCTATCTACATACAATTTAGCAATGGCATAGACATCGCTAATAACAAAAGTGACTTGTCCGCCATATCTGGTTTTATTTATGATAGTATCGATTGTGGCTGATGTCTTGTCCTGGGCCACAAACGCAAGATCTGCACAATAAATAACATCAATCGACGCATTGGGAATAGAGTCTATATTTTTTATATCCCAGTCCACAAAATCTTTGATATTATGTTTTTCTTTATTTGTATAATCTATAATATTAATTTTCCGTATCATTTGCAACTATCCTTATGTCTATATACTGTTTAAATAGTGGTTATATATTTTGGTACAAAATTCCGACCAGTCGTATTTTTTAATCGTGTCGGAAGCTATGCTTTGCGTCTTTTGGTCTATATCTGATTTTAGTAGATTAGATACTGTGTGTATCATATCCTGTAGATCTTTTACAACAAAAATATTGGCATCAAAAGCAAATCTTGTGGTTACACAGTAACACCCGCAAGCGGAGGCCGCTAAAAGATTATAATAGGTGTCTGTATCGATGCAAATGCGATACTTGGATAAAATAGCATAATTCTCATTAATATCATTACTAAATTCATATAGAGTATCGGTTCCTGGTATAGTTTGCTTAAGGTGCTGATATACGGCCTCTATCTGTTTTTGTTTTTTCGTATTAATAATTAGTATGTTTTTATTTCTTTCTACAGTATCGATATTTTTAGGTGGTATAACGCCATAGTTTATGTATTCTATATTAGGCATCTCCCACACAGAATCATTCGAAAAAAACGATAATATTTTGTGTGCAGACGTATTGCTAAATAATATTTGCATATCTTCTTTTTTCATAGTCTGTGGTGGTGCGTCGTGAATAGATATAATATGCGGAACGAAATATTCCGATAAGCTTTTTTTGTTTTGGGCAAACTCTAATGCGCTATTTATCCAAACACAACTATAAAAAATATTATCTATAAATGGCTTATTGGTATTAATGTCTAGTGGTATAAAATACTTTTGCTCATCACTAGACATCGCTACGTCAAACAATGAATTATGCTTAGCATAAAGCATATTAGGAGGTTGGTTTCCTAATATTCTTTTTTTAGTGTAAATTTGATTTTTGATTTGTTTATTTAGCATAGGATATCTAATATTCTGCTTTTTTCTTGTGCATCTAAACCATGTTTTTCGACTTTATTGAGATCAGATAGTGCGTCCACTATAGACTGTGTTAGTACGGATTGCTTATGCTTGTCGATATAGTAGTCTACGGTGTTCATCGATGGAACAGTGATGTGGTCGAGATTGGTGATATCCAGTATTTTACTATTGTAGCACTCAGCCATGCTTCTATTTAATCCGCACTCGTATTGATCTTTCAGGTCGATAAAAATATCACAAGAGTTATGTAGTACTTTTAAGTGGTCGTAGGTAAATTCTTGATTTATAATTTTTATAGGCTTGAGAATAGGATGATAATTCATTTTGTCAAAAATATCTTGTATATTTTTTTCTAATGCTTCTTGGGCATTGTATTTTTTAGGGTCCGTTAATGCTAAAACCATACATTTTTCGAGACTATTGCGGCAAGATATGATAAAAGATATAATTATCTTATTGAGAATGTTATTGTTTTCTAAATAATTGCCGATAAAGTATAATTTTGTTTTATTATTACAATAATCAAAATTGCCCTGCTGTCCATCAGGAATTTTTTCTATATGGTATACTAGCGCTTTGTGTGCTATATTATATTTACTTAGTATATAAGCATTAGTATAATCGTCAACTAAAACAGTATTAAAGTTACGTAATACTTCTAACTGATATTGGCTTACGGAATAATCTATCATAGGTATGCATATATTTTTTTCTCCCAAGCTGATATATTTTGGATCACAAATCATTTCGACGGGACAGTGTTGTATCACATAGTCGTAGCTATCGAAACTCTGTCTTAGTCTATAGTTTTCGAATTTATCAACATTAACATAGTCTAAATCGGTAATTATTGACTTTGTTTCTAGTTGAATAGAAGGATTCGATTTTATTGTGTCTATAATATTTCTTGAGGCCATACCTATTAAATCGGTATTATAATATGGTCCAAAATATAATACTTTCATTTTTGGGTATCTTTCATTTTTGCATAAGCTATGAAGTCTTCGTCAAAACTAATCTTTTTAATTCTTGCTAATTCAGCTTGATTATGATTTCTAATAATTGTTTTTATCATATCGACGCCCATATCGCTACTAAAGTTTTGGTAAGATGTACCAGATTGACTGAAGCCATAAGCTATGTCTTTACAAAGATTAAGCATCATCATAGATCCTATTTTTTCGTAATCCATTAGGTTTGATCCACAAATAGACGCTAGATTAAGCATATTCAGCGTATGGTCTTTTGGTACATCGAAATCATTTAGAATTTGCGGCTCCTGATCCCAATCGGCCCTATATCCAGAGTCATCTAGTTTATCAAGATAGTTTTCCCATTTTTTGGCTATATGATCCCAATTATAGTGTTTCTCTACCAAGCTTCTGGTCTCTATACGTTTTTGTAATCTCATAGGCTCTGGTAAATTTATAAACGATAATATGTTTTTAATTAGACTATCGTTATCGGGATAAACCCTTATTGCTTTGGTTTCTAATTCCTTGAACCTGTTTTTTATATCTACTTTATATGCGTTGAGTTTATTTATTATATCAACCATAGCGCTATAATTCACTGTGGCTACGGGGACACCACAAGCAGCAGCTTCTACTTGAGGCATGCCAAATCCTTCGCATATAGCATATTGTACATAAATATCGAATGTATTATATATATTTGCTAATATTTCGTTAGGCACACCTATAGCAACAGACGGTAGTCTGCATGAGTTCTCTAAGCAGTTTTTACAAATTCTAGTAGGATGATTGTACGTTGTTGTTTCTACTTGATGGCATCTACCACAAAAATATGTAAACAGCACCTTATTGCATAATTTAGTATCTCTTAGTAATTCTGGTATGTCCCATCCTGCGTCTGGGTAGCTAGTGTGCAGATACAAATATAAATTTTTAGCGGTTTCTGCATTTTCTTGTGATAGTTTATCTATTAGATTTCTAAACGCAAAAAGCAATTCTGGTATGAGTTTTCGTTTTTGATTTCTCATAACAGAACCAATTATTATGGATTCCGGTGGGATACCAAGATTTTTCTTGATTATATTTTTATCTAGAACTTTAAATATAGAGAGGTCCACTCCGGGTGATGCGGTATCTATATAGTTTATTTTGCCTCTGCTTTGATTTTTAAGTACATCCGCACCCCAGTCAGAATATGTAAATATCGCATCTGCCCCAATAAATGTATCTATCCATTCGTCTTGCTGAGGAGCAGAATCAACCGTAGGCATTAGTATCCAATGAAAAAATCTTCTTAATGGAGATAAAGACTGATAATGACTCATCCAATAGTCTCTTACATCTATTACAACATCTGGGCGAAAATCTAATAGAACCTTTTCAAAGCGCCATCTACCGAATTGATTATCTTGTCTGGATGAGTACTCATTGAACCTAGGGTCATTTTCTCTAACAGCATTAGCATAGAATCGCCAATTTATATCTTTATCTCTACTGTCATTTACGTGAGCGTACGAAGCAAATTCTGCTATGTGAAATTTGTTTGTTTTATACAGTCTCGACAGAATCTCCTTTGCATATGTGCCAAAGCCAGAGCTTAAAAAGCTTGCTTCAGAACACATTAGTACTTTTAGTTTATTGTTTTTCATTTTGAAATAATCTATTTTATGAGAATAGAAGTGGGGGCTTTTCAGCCCCCGCTTCGTATCTCAATTACGCTACGCGATTAGTCTCAAAAGGCCATAGCCTCTGTTTCTTCTGCGCTTTTCGCTGGTGCGCCGCTATTTTTTGAAAGCTTCGTAATCTTGGAAAAGTTATTTACTCTAACTTTTAAGCTGCTATGCTTAACTCCGTCCTTTTCCCAAGTATCATTCCTTAATGATCCTTCTACCATTACTAGATCACCCTTCTTAAATGAAGAGCCTATAATATCCGCACCGCTATCCCATGCTTCACAATTGATAAAAGATGTGATTTTATCCTTTTCACCACTAGACTTGGTGTATTCTCGCGATACGGCAACAGTGAAATTAACAACGGATGTTTGTTTTCCTCCGGTATTTACTGTTCTTAATTCAGGATCTCTAGCAAGATTACCACGTAATATAGTTATATTCATATCAAAACTCCTTCAAGGTTAAAATTTGTGCGCCAATCGCACCTTATAATACAATAGGGTCGGTAAAAGTCAAGACGCCGGCATAAAACATTTATCTACTATCAGGCCATCACCTGTTTTATTTTTGTTGCCAACAAATATTAAAATATTAGAATTAAAAAGTTGGTGTTTATATTTTTGATATTGCTCAGGAAATAAGACCACAGAGTCTAATATACCGAACTGGTCCTCTATTGATACAAACGCCATGTCTAATCCCTTGGTTTTTCCTCGTTTAGTTTTTGTTGTATTGATATTAATTATCTCTCCGGCGATGATAATATTTTTATTTGATATACATGTTTTGAATTGCTTGCAATTACTATTTGTCATACTAATATCATAAGTATCTAACTTAGAGCATGTAATAGAGCATCCTAATAGAGTATCCTCAGAATCAGATAGCCATTCTATCTTGTCTATTAGAGAATACGGAGGATTGAGTAAAGAGTCTATTATTGAGCTTATCGACGTTTTTCTTTTTGTTGTAATTTTACTTTCGGTAATGAGCTTGCGTAGTATAGATATAATATCGGCATTCTGATTATTTTGGGATATATCTATGCATTTTTCTATTTCTTTTGTTGTTAATTGACTTATATTCTCAAAATCGAATAGCATCTCAGTTCTATTCTTTTTGATAAAATCTATAGCTCCACTAGAAATAATAGCTTTTGCCGCTGTTGAATTTATATTCACTAATATTTTTAGTAATAGAGATGGCCAAGAAACAGAATAAAGGTCTATGTTAGACGTTAATAGTTCAAGCTTATCAAAAATAGATTGACCGACACCCTTTATGTCCGTAAGACCAAAAATTATATCGTCGTTGTGTATCTCAAAAAACCGATTCATTAGTCTAAGGTCTGGTATTTTAACAGAAATATCCATTTCGGATGCATTTTTAACTAATTCTTTTATTTCTTGCTTGGGGTCTATTTTATCTTTCGCGTATTTCAAGTATGATGCAAAAAAGACCTTTGGAAAGTGAGCTTTTGCATATGCTGACAAATATCCGTTCATCGCATACGATATAGAGTGAGATTTATTGAAAGAGTATCTTTGGCTTTTCTCGATCCAGCTAAAAATTTCTTCAGCCTCATCCTGAGAGACTATATTTAATGCAGAACAACCTTCTAAGAATCTGGTTTTAATTTTTGACATTTCTTCTGGCTTTTTCTTGCCGATAGCCTTTCTTAACATATCAGCTTCTTTTAAGTCGAAACCTGCTATATCTCTTGTTATTTGCATAGCCTGTTCTTGATAAATCATCTCGCCGTAGGTATTTAATAGAGCCGGGCCGAGGGCTGGATGAAATATATCTACGCTCTCCAATCCATTTTTCTTATCTATATAATGGTCGGTAACGCTTTTTCCGTCTCTTACAGCTTCTAAGCAACCGGGCCTAATAATAGCAATAAGCGCAGAAAGTTGCTCAATATTTTGAGGCTTTAATTTTTTTGCTGTCATTTGACCTAGTCTAGACTCTAGCTGAAAACACCCCTTGGTATTTCCGGCAGATATTAAATCCCATGTTTTTTCACAGCTTAAGTTCAGCTTAGTTAAATCAGCAGAAAAAACTACCGAGCCGTCTATATAATCAAAACTACAGCCACAATCAAATTTTATTTGTTTACTCATGTGTTATTAAACAAACGATCCCCTAAATTTTACTTTATTCGCAATTTTTCTATGTAGCTTTAGAAATCGAATTATTATGTCAGCAGTATCTCTTACGTCTTTAATAGCATCGTGCGACCCTTCTGCAGATATGCCTAAGTATTCTCGCAGGGTGTCCATCGTATAATTCTTGAGTTCGTTGCTACCCTCAAACCAATAAAATACCAAGTTCATTAAATCCAAAACATCTCTTGGATAAAAAAGAGAAGACTTTTCCTCTTTATTGAGATTGCCGTATTTAGTGCTTAGTCTTTCTATAATTTTCAGATCGAACCTATTTATATTATACCCAGCAGCAATCGGAGCGCTAAAGCACGATTTTTTTTCTGATCTGGTATGATACATTTCTAGATATGACACAAACGCTTTCCATCCTTGAGATTGTGGAGGATAAGCTAGCCATTCTGATAATATCTTAGACTTATCGACGCCCTTTACTTTAGCGTGAAAATCTAAGACGTCGCTATCTTTATAGGCATATTCACTATCAGCCTCTAATAGATCTGGCTTAAAATAAACATTAAATTCTGAATCTTTTATTATTTCCAATTTGATTGGGTCTATAATTACTGCCGCTAGTTGCACAGGACTACAGACACTAGGATTGGATCCGTCTGTTTCAAAATCAAATACACAAATTTTTTGTAAATTAGCCATTTAGAGTTACCGATGTAGATGGGTGAATATAAATCCTATTATTTGGGTCGGCTACAGCTTGACAGTTTATTGTTTTGCAGCAGCTTACTCTGACCTCTTGTGTTTTAATATATTCGGTTCCATTGATCGTAAATCTTTGTCCTACAGTAAGTTCTGAAAATGTTTTATTCATAGTTAATGCCTTTATTAAGAGTGTCGGATACCATCATTATTTTGTCTAACATAGCTATTCCCAATACATCAAATTTAATTATACCCAATGATTCTAAATCCTGCATTTCCATACCGGCTATCATTTGCTTATTTTTGGAGTCATAAACCATTGGGCAAATTTCTGATAAGTTTTGTGTACCAATAACAACCCCAGCGGCATGTTTGGATTGATTTATTTTAGTTCCCTCCAAACGAATGGCTTGTTCGAATCTTTTAGCCAGTGGGCCAGCTACGGAATTATCATCCATAAGATAACACCATTCTTTGAGTTTGTCAACATTGTTTTCTAAGGCCCAGCGAATAATAGAAGATTCGCCGGTTTCTTCTTTCATCTCTTGTAGCTCGTCAGCAATTTTAGCCTCATCTGGTATATTTTTGGTTATTTTATTCATTTCTTCAAAGCTAATATTACCATAGGCTCTGAGTACGTCTTTCAAAGCACCTCTACCCTTAATGGTGTTAAAGGTTATCATTTGAGATACCTTGTCATGACCATATTTATTTTTGATATATTCTATGATTTGCTCTCTTTTATATTTGGGCACATCAACGTCTATATCTGGCATGCTTATACGATCACCCGAATTTCTACCAGCATTATAAAATCGTTCAAAGATTAAGTCATATTTTATTGGATCAATAGATGTAATTCCTATCAGATAGGATACCAAGCACCCGGCAGCAGAACCTCTTCCTGGTCCAGGTAACCAGCCATTGTCCCTTACCTGATCAACGATATCGGACACTATTAAAAAATAGCTAGACAAGCCAGACCCCTGTAAAACCTCAAGCTCATACTTAATTCTGTTTACGTATTTTTCTTGATCATGTTTGGGTATGCTATTGGCTATTTTTTGAGACCAGCCTTTTCTACATAGTTCTCTTAAGTATTCGTCGCTATTCATATTATTAGGACAGCTAAATGGCGGTAGCATAGGGCGGCTAGTTATGTCATAGTCTTCACACATTTCTTCTACCATAAAAGTATTTTCTATTTCTTGACCAGTATGCAAAGACGACATCTCTTCTCCAGAGATTATATAATAATTATCTGATTTAAAAAAACATCCCATTGGTATGTCTTCATTATCTAGTATTTTTGTATTTATATCTACTAATGTGGTTTTCAGATTATTACAAAGTAATATTCTTTGATCTGCACTGTCTTCTTTATTGGCATAATGAGCATCTGGTGTGCATATAACTTTAGTATTTGTTATTCTGCCGATTGATCTAATATTTTCTGTTAATTGTATTTGGTCTGGCAAAAACTCTTGATCCATAAGCTGAGCTTCTAAGAAAATATTGTCAGCTCCAAAAATGTCTTTTAGAAGATAAACATAGTCTATACACTGTGTCTGATCATAATTACAGGCCCGTAGTAAATTAGCCAATGTTGACCCCATGTGTCCACAAAAACCTATCATATTATGATTGGCATATTCTTTTATATCCTGGATGCTTACTCTGGGTTTATGATAAAAATTTTCCGGAGTATTACTTAGCGACACAAGCTTTATTAGGCTTTTCCATCCCTCTAAGTTTTTGGCCAATACAATAAAATGAGATAGCTTGCTGTTCTCTTTAGTTTTTATAGATGCGTCTTTATCAGAAATATATAATTCACAACCCAATATTGGCTTTATATTATATTTTTTCATTGTGTTATAGAATTGTACCGCACCGGCTATTGTTCCGTGGTCAGTAATAGCGCACGCTTTAGACCCTATATTTAGACATCTATCGGCTATTTGGTCTGGTTTGGATAAGCCATCTAATAGGCTATAGTGAGTATGGACGTGAAGAGGTATATAGTTTTTCATATAGTTCCTGGTGCCTTATAATGACCAATCGTGTGATTGGGACTTATATATGTTTTAGTTGTGTGGTCGATACCATTTAATTCGATTTCGTGTTTGATTTGTTCACATTTTGTCATGTATGTGCCTTTGGCGCATGTCTGATTGTCTCTGTATTCTAGTATAGCCGGTATGTTTGAGTTTTCAAATGTGGTTTTTCCAAAGTGACACAGCTTGGTACACATCCAAGACTTATTTAGTTTGGGTCTTTTTGAAGATTTTATTGCTTCAAATTTTTGCCTTAACATATGTTCGGTTTCTATTAGGTCGTTTTTATCAAAACATATCGAAAATGGTCCTCCGTCGTTAATAAAGTATATAGAAAAAATGATATTCTCTATATCCGGATATAGGTGACTTATGGCATAGTGATAAATCCTAAGCTGAGGATCTTTTTCTAATTTTTCTTGAGTCTTTTCTTGGCCTGTTGCCCAATCAAGCCTACGTCCAGTTTTCCAGTCTATTACCTCTATGGTGTTCTTATTGACCAGTGTTATTAGATCTATCGTGCCTTTTAGGGCTAGATTGCCCTCTATTACCCCCTCAGGAGTTTGGAAAGAATATTTTGACCATTGTTTTTTTATTTCGAAATCGAAATGCTTTTCTGGACACAATATATTTCTATTTCTTGGATCAAACATACCATCATTAAAAGAAATTGCTTTATTTACCCAGTTACGACAATCAGTTAAGTCTTTTTGAGTCCACTTGTGGTGGTTTGCTTGTGTAGAATAAAAATCATATACCTGATCTATAATTTTATCTAAGTCATAACTGTTTATGTTGATCTTCCCAACTATGTCATCATCTATAATATCTATATCGTCCTGATTAGCCTGTTTAATAAAGGCTAGTATTTCTAATACCTTATGAACTATTGTTCCTTTGTCTGCCTTTTGTCCAGATGGTCCTCGCCACCCTAGAACATATTCAATAAAATATTGTTGCTCACACATGGAATGCGTGTTAAATGAGCTACTTCTAAAGTATGTGATTATAATGGTAGGATCCTTTTACTTTTTAGAAAATTATATATGATTGAGTTTTGTTGATCTATATTTAGGTCATTATTATCTATAATTAGATCGAAGTTATTATGTGAGTAATTTTGTGGGTCCAAAGCAACTTCGCTTTCATGCTCAGAGTTGTAAGGATTTCTCGTTAGCTTAATAACATACCCACCAGCCGATTTGATGGATTCGACCTCGTTTGGAAATCTACAATCAGCTATAACAGCTATATCAGGATCATCTTTTTTTATCTTATTGATAGTTGCTTGGCACCATACATCTTTTTTCATTTTACGGAAAATTTCTGTTCCGACAAATTGCATAACTTGTCTAGCTGTCATAAATCCCGTTTCATCATAGTCCTTAATCAATGTCCAGGAAGCATTATATCCTGGCATGTTCTTCCATTCTAAACAAGTTAGGGTGTTCTTTTCTTCGTCTGTGCCATAACACTGTTTGTCTGTTAAGCCTAGTATATCAATACAAATATCTTGTTTTAATGTATCAGCAAAGCTGTATACCCTACATTCTGTTGTATACTGAAAATCCCTAAAAACTAAAGACTCTATGAAACGAGCACACGAAGTTTTTCCAGATTGTTTCCTTCCGGCAAATGCTATAATCTTAGTCATAAAAATATTTCTATTTGTGGTAATATTACCTTTTTAACTTCTTCGACATTCATACCGCCAACATCTGGCGCATCAATTTTGATTGTTTTAATATTGTATGTTTTTTGGCACTTTTTAATTATTTTTTCAGCCCCCTCTGTCCCAGCCTTATCATTATCCATTAACAGTAATATGGTCATAGCTCCGGATATATCCAAGAGCAGCTTCTGCCTGTCTGCTAAATTAGATCCAAATATCGCAACAGAATTATGTATACCAGATTCCTCTAATCTCCAAACATTGCCTGGACTTTCTACGAGTATGACGCTTTTGGTTTTTTGTATGTGTTCTTTTGCGAACCAAAAATTATACAGATTTTCTTGTGTTTTAAAATTATGGCTGTGTCTCCACTTGGAATACTTCCATATATCACTATCGTTTGGACATGATAAGTTTGGATCATGATAAGAGTTACATTTGTTGCATTTTTCGAATATGCTTCTTCCTGTACATCCCACCATAAATTGATAATTTTTATCATAAACTGGCACTACTGAACGACCAAACATTTCTTTGCCACTATTCAAACATTCTCCAACATCGTATTTTATTAAGATCTTATCGCTAAATCCTCTATCATAAAAATATTGGGACGGTATCGACAGATTTCTGACTATGGTTTGTCTACCAATTTTCTGATTATTTTCTTCTTCATGACTTTTTATATGTTTGATGGTATTTACAAATTTATTTTTTTCTATAGTCTTTTTATTAATTTTGATATCGCTAAGGTTTTGTTTCAAAAAATTTTGAACAAATTCTATAGCTTCTTGAAATGAACAACACTCGTCTCCATCTTTATTCCAGCCGTGATTTTGATGCGACAGTACGCCTCTCACAAAGCCTATAATAGATGATTTAAAATATTCCTCACAATGATGTGTTCTGCATTTCCAGTTACCCCTATAAGACTCTCCAGTAGGATAAAGATTTAGAGCAGATATATTATCTCCTCCGTGTATAGGACACGGCATTGATAGCATTTTTCCGTTTTGTCTATATTCTATCTGCAGATACTCTAGTAGATCATCTATTTCTTCGCAAAGACTATCAGATAGAATTTTTAATTTATACTGATTGTATTTATGCGAATGGTATTTCTTCTTCATTGTTTGCATCGACTATGAATCCATCTTTTTTGGAGCCAGTATTATTGGTAATCTCTAATTTTGTTGAACCTTCAGAAATCTTAGCGCACCAACCTTTCATTTGGCAATTAATGTAATCGTTATCGTCTAATCCGCCTCCATGACGACTGATAATGGGTATTAGCTTACGATTACCTGATTGTCCACCATCTTCAGCTATTTCTTCATCGCTTTTTCTTTTGAATATTGTAAAATTACTACACAGCCATATAATTCTGTCTGAACCACTGGCCGTGTCTGTGCTTTCTTTTGTGATTCCGTCTCTATTAAGCTGAACAAATGCCACGATTGGTATTTGATATTTTGTAGCAAAATTATGTAAAGAAGTCATCATAAAGCCCAGTACCTGATACTCTTTAAGGTCTTGTGATAGTCCTGATGTATCCATAAGCTTTAGATAATCGTAAAATATAACGCACTCTTTAGCTGTTCCGTCATCATTAAGTCCCACCGTTTGAACAACCCATCTTTTCATGATAGATAGCTGTTCGTCGAATGGTTTACCAGCTATGCTTTTGTAAAATAGTGGTGTTTTTTTAAGATTTTCTTTTGACTCATTAACTTTCTGCAAACTAACAGGAGACTCGGAAAACTTGCCGGTTTCTATTTTAGATATTTCTATCTCAGTACTCATAGCGATCAATCTGTTTACATGATCTTCGGTTGTCATTTCAGTATCCATGTTTAAAACAGGTATATTTAACTTATTAGCTATAAAAAATCCCATATTATCAGCTAATAATGTTTTACCTGTTTTTGGACGCGCAGCTATAACATTAACAGTGCTTTTTCTTAAGCCTCCTCCAATAGCCTGATCGTATATAGGAAATCCCGTTGATATGCCAACCTGAGCTATTGGGTTGTCTATTAGATGCTGCAAATAGTCATCTATACCATCGCCAACATGTTTTGGATTAGTATCTTCAGATCCAGATATCTTAGAAGAAAAATCAAAAATAGTATCTTCGGCTATACCAAGAATAGATCCTATAGTCTCTGATCCATTGATATCTAAAAGTTTATCTTGTGCCACAGACAGCTCGGCGTGTAGCGATCTAGCTATCTCTAATTTTTTTATTTTTGCCGCAAAGGGTTTGATATTCTCCAAACTGGCCGGAAAATCTAATATAGCCTTTAGGTGTTGTGTCTCCTCTTTGTTTTGCATCAAGGGCAATACGCCAAGCTCTTGGGCTGAGGAGTAAATACTGGCTACGTCTATATGAATCGGTTGCTCTTTAGTGAATATGTTCTTTAGGCACTTCCATATAAATTGATTACTATCAATAGTGAAAGTAGAATCAGAGATAATATCGGCCACCTCGATATAGGCCTTATCTCCATATTTACATATACAGCTTAAAACAGCTCTTTCGGCTGATGGGTCGCAAAGTATCATAATATATTATATCAGCCAGAGGTTGTGGAGCATCTGTTGCATTTATATCTATTTTCTCTAGAGTCATAAACAAGCGATGGGTTAACCATATCTGATCTGCCGCAAACCCTACAGGTAACCTTAACTGGCTCAAAATCTCTGCATCGAGCTACTGGCGGGTGCTTATTAAGAATTTTATCTACTGCACGATCTTCTTTATGCATATCTTTTTCTGGCATATCCAAAAAAGCATTATGTCGTGAGGGTCTGTCCGGAGAACCACCCACGCGCTTCTGCTTAGTGTTTTTTTGTGACTCTTCGACTTCTTTATTTTGATTTGGTTCGACATCTTGTATTAGATTTTGCAGTAGGGCTATTAGTCCTTTGATCTGCTCTGGATTGTTTTTAAGCTCATTAAGATCCATGTTTCACCTTTGTTTTTTGTACCGAAAGTATGATATCCGCCAGATTTTTGGCACTATTTGCTATATATGATAGCCTATCGATTCGTTGTTTTGCATATTTTTTAATATTATTTAGTGATTGTGCTTTGTCGTTGTGTTTTATTGCCTGAATAGACTTCTCTATATATCCATAGCCTTTATATGAATTGACTTCGTCGGCTATGGTTTCTTTTATGCTTTCTTCGGACCAATTGAATCTGGCAATTTCCCTATTTATAGTTCTTTGTATATGAAAAGAGAATTGAGATAATCTATACGCTATCTGAGCACAATCTTCTGGTGTTAGCTTCTCTAATTGATCTCTATTCATTGAAAGATATTCGTTCAGCTCTGACTCTGGTAAATATGTAGGATTATATGTGGGCATACCTATACCCTTTTCATATTCGTCTAATATCCTGTCCCAGTTTTGTAATTCCTCTTTAGCTGTTTTCATATCCATTAAGCCTATCTTTCCATTGTTCTATTGATTCATAATGAGGTAAAATGATTTGCTTTATATTGTTGATATTGCACCATTCTGTTTTTGAAGAGTCTCTTTTTTTTGATTTAGCAAACCCTATCATATTTTGGTGGTAAAATTTTACAAATTTATAGTGTTGTTCTCCATGAACTTCTACGCATGTTTTTATTAGAGGCAAATAAAAGTCAAGAAATAGTGTTTCTGATCTAGTTATTTTAATTGGTACCTCTTCCAGAATTTGTAGCGTGGGGAAAAGTTCTTTAATTAAGCTCCTTGCTGATAGATGAAGATCTGACTTATTAGTGATTTTACCATGCGACAGACACCCTGTCAACTGCCATAGATAAGAATTTCCGTCTAAATCTACAACATTCATGACGCTACGCCCATCGTCTCCTTAAATTCTGCGCATATTTTTTCATAAGCTTCTGGATTTTCTATCAAATACTGTCTTATTTTTTCTGATCCTTGAAATTTCATTTTTTCTTCGCCAATGTTCACTGAGTACCAAGCGCCACCCTTTTGTATAACCCCTATATCTGAAGCTAAATTAATTAATTCCATGTATTTATCTATACCTTGTCCGTATCTAATATAGCTAGTAATTGTTCCTCCAGGAGGGCCCAAAGCAGAGCATAAAACTTGCCAGTCTATTTCTTGTCCAATTTGCGTAGCGTCATTTCCTATAGTCCAAGGCTTAAAAGACTTAGCTCGTATTTTAATATCTGTTTGATATGCTATTGCTTGTCCGCTCTTCTCTTTAAATTCCGCACCATATCCTGTTGGATTACCCATAAGATGAGTTATGCCTATAACTATATTTTTGTTGACAGGAATAACGTTGGCTACTTTGCGACAAAATTTTGCTAATAGTTTTGCTCCGTCGGCTCTTTGCATTTTATCCATATCGCTAGTAATTTCAGCCTCGGTACATAAAGCAGAATATGAGTCTATTATCAGGATGCTTCCAGGTATTTCATTTATAATTCTTTCAGCTATTTGCAGATACTCTTCTGCATGCAATATCTTACCTTGTTGACTGCCTATAATATGAAATCTAGAAAGGTCTAAATTCGGTATTCCTTCTAGGTCTCTCTTTTTGAGTCTACCTTCTATATTTAGGTAATACACTTCTCTTGGGCTTTTGAGGTCTCCTTGGTATTTTGGATTCTGGGCAGTAGCAGCAAAATCTAATGATGTAGTTGTCTTACCGCACTTGGGCTGGCCAGTTAGTACCACAAAACTGCCTTCTGGTATACCTCCGTTTAAAACTATGTCTAATGCTGGACTAACAGGAATATTAATAAGTGTTTTATCAACTAAAGCATTGCCGCTGAGAATAACTTGATCGCCAAAATTTTTTGTTACGTCGTCTTTAAGACTCATTGTCTATATTCCTTAATTTTGATAGTATGTTTTCTTTATGTATAGATTTTCTAAAAGTAGAGCCGCTGTTTCTTTCTAATTTTTTAGTCAGCTTTGTATTTTGATTTTCTATAATTCTAGTGTACTTCTCTATAATATCAGATAGGTGAGGTGCTCTCAAGGAAAAAATTTTCTTACCCTCTGGTGAATTAAGAGCCTTTATAATTGCTTGTGCTGTATATTTTTCTAAAAGCTTATGCGCTGATGCTATTTGATTTCGATAAAATACAGACCATTTTTTTGTTGTCCAAAACCTGTAATGTAAATCACTACCATCTTTTAGAGCCTTATTTTCACATATGATTTCTGTTATATACTGAGCTGCGCTTACATATTTACCATTAGAGTATTTTGATAGGTACTTATTGTCATTCATTAGTTTTAAAGATAGAATTTTTTGTCCTTGGGTTTTCCGATTTATGTCTTATAGAATCGTTATATTCGGAAGCTTCTTTTGTCATTATAGCAACTGTATTGTTGTTCTTAGCCGATGTTTTGGTAATCATTAGATTTTTTGATTTTGATACGGCGGGGCCAGAAGCTGTTTTGATCGAGTCTTCTGTTTCTGTCTTTTTTGATACTCCATTTTTTTCCAATACTTTAACGACTTGATCCACTTTAATTTTAAGTTCTTGAGCTATTTCTTCTGGCGAAATATTTTTACTATTTAACCAATTAATCGCATAAATTTCTACATTTTTTAGTCTAGCCATTATTCAGCCTCTCTTTCTGCGTTTTGTAGCCATGCTATGTTTTTTGTTTTTAGGAAATTGATATACATATTAAAACTTTTATGGTTTACTTCTTTAAATGTTCTAGCCTTGGAATACGGAGAATTTTTAGTATAGCTCTCATCTTTTTTCCCATATAGAGATATGGGGTTATACATTTTTCCGTCTCGATTTATTCTAATGAGATATTTAATTGTATTATTGTTTTTGGATAATTTTTTAGCGCAAACCAGAGAATTATTTGCATCAGAACATCTGGGGTATCCTGAGTCGTCAAAAAAATCTTGTTCTCCAGATATGCAAAAAAAAGCTTCTAGATTATTTGATACGACATTTTTTTCTTGATGAAATATAAAATCATTCATGGTCTTTATCCTTTATGTCTTTTGTATGATTGGCTGCGGAGGCTATGCAGTTTTCTAAAAATTTAAAAAAAGTATCCATATATACATTGTAGTCTTTTAGTGGAGGTACCGGTATATGGTAATTTTTATTACATACTTCTACACATCTAGTCGTTTCTCCATGCTCGTTTTCCTCCATAACATTTGCGGTTATGGAAAATATAATTTCGTGAGCACAAGATAATAATTTAACAGGATCATCTACTGCGGGTGCTGCACCGACGTAGTTATCCTGTAAAAATTTAATTAATTCTTCTGGGTTATTGATATTTACATCATTAAAAGATGATTCTATTGCTTGTTGAATTTGCTTAATTTGCTCTTCAGTAATTTCGGGCTGTTTTTCAGTATTTTCGTCTTTGGTATTCATTTTATGTCCATTTTGTTTTGGGTTGTTTTTTAAGTCTGGTCATACCAGATGGTAATTTTTTATTTGATTGCTCGTTCTTATACGAGTTGTGCTTATCGAATAGGTGTTTTTTTTCGTCTTCTGACAGCCTGTCTCTATTTCTATTGGCTATGTCGCCTATAGTTTTAAGTTCATTGTCAGCTTTTTTTACAGACATATTCTGCGTCATAACATCTCTACTAACAAGCCTAATGGTTTTATTGCTTTTACACGCCGGACACGGCGGCTGTTCTGTATAATCTTTGATATAAAAAAACAGCTCAAATTCTTGTTCGCAATTATTGCATTTATATGAGTATGTGGGCATTATTAAAGATGCTCGTATGATTGCGGTAAATACGCCGCCCATTCGTCGGGAATACTCTTTATAGTAGTTAGAGACTCTACAAATGGCAAGAAGCGAAAACTAGATTTTGGTCTTACAGGAATCTTTAATAATTTCATACCAGCCTGTGTTGGTGTGCGATTACCCTTTTTTCTATTACATTCGACACAGCATGTAACAATATTTGTCCAATTTGTTGGACTAGTATTTGAAGACCATTTAGACTTTGGTATAACGTGGTCATAAGTTAATTGATTTATGTTAAATGTATTATTACAGTATTGACACGTATAAGCATCCCTAATTAGTATATTTTTTCTATTAAAATTTACTGTTCTATTATTTAGGCTTAAAAATCTATGTATTCTTGCCACAGCTGGTACAGGAAATCTCCTACTAATACCTTGTATAAAGTCATTTTTGTAGAAATCTATGATTTCTATGGAGTATTGACTATTAGTATTTTCTGATTTGAGGCCCCATATTATGGCCCTGTGCCAGTGAACAATGCCTATTGGAGTATAATCAGCGTTCAAGATTAAGCATCTATTGTGGTCTGCTTTCGTTTCCATATTCTTCTAGTCGTGTTAAGATTTTTCCAATAATAGGATTTCTTGCTATATCGGAAGATTCTAGGATTGATACGCCTATATCTTCGATATCTGTTAATGCATTAATCATATTCAAAAACCCGCCCCTCAAATGTCTTACAAGGTCGGACTGTCCTGTATCTCCGGTCAATACCATCTTACTGTTATTGCCTATGCGAGTAATCAACATCTTTAGCTGATCATAAGATGCATTTTGGCATTCGTCAGCAACTATAAAGCAATTATGAAAATTTCTACCTCTCATTAATGCTAGCGGCACTATTTCTATCTTATGTTGTGTTTTTAGGGAGCCGTATACAGACATAGGAATAAAATGAGAGATTTCATCCAAAATAGGCAAAAGATAAGGATGCAGCTTTTCTTCTGCTGTTCCTGGTAAAAAACCAAGCTTTTCTCCAGATTCAACAATAGGTCTTGTTATGATAATTTTTTCTACCTTTTCCTCAAATAAATATTGTAAAGCTAGTCCAACAGCTATATGTGTCTTACCGCTACCGGCAACACCTTGACAGAAAACAATAACATTATTATTTACGTTTTTAATAAGATTATTTTGGTTTATAGAGATAGGTTTTAATTTATTCCTAAAAATAGTATCATGTTTTTTTTCTAGGCTAGGTTCGGAAAGTTTGATAGGCTTATTTTTTTTTCTAGTCAAGAGAGATCCTTTATAATAGAGGTTATAGATAATTCTCTATATTAGATTACACCATACTATTTATTTCCACTAGAACCAAATCCATTTATACCGCGTTCAGAATTGGATAACTCATCAGTTTCTAGAAAATTAAAATCAAAATGTTGCTCAATAATTAGTTGGGCAATTTTATCTCCATACGTAACGTCGAAAGTATTTTCTTTATCCGTATTAATTAGTATTACCTTAATTTCTCCGCGATACCCACTATCACAAACCCCAGCCAAAACATCTATACCGTACTTTGCGGCTAATCCTGATCTTGGGGCTATTCTTCCATAAAAACCAGAAGGTATCTCTACGCATATTCCGGTAGATATAGCAGCTCTAGATTGAGGTGGGATAGATATATTATCAACAGAATACAGATCTGCGCCAGCATCTGTTGTGTTGTTTTTTTTGGGTATAATTGCTAATTCATGAACCTTTTTTACTTTTATCATATTTAACTCTCACAGTTTGAACAGGACATTATATTTCTTGCTAATTCTTGCGCTGGATTGGCGCTTCTCTGATAATAGAATGTTTTTATACCCATCTTCCATCCATCTATTAATAGATCGCTGACCTGTTTTGGTGGTGTATTAGGACCAACCATGATATTAAGAGACTGAGACTGATCGATATATTTTTGTCTATTAGATGCTTGTATAATAATATCTTTTTGACTAATTTCACCAAAAGTTTTAAAGACATCTTTTTCTTCTTTGGTTAGAAAGTCTAAGTGCTGAACAGATCCTCCTTTAATAAGGATACTTTTCCATGTTTCATCGTCGTTTCTATGATATTTTTTTAGTATTTCTTTTAGGTGTGGGTTTTTGTATGTGAATTTACCTTTGGCTAAATTTTTAACGAAGTAATTACTATTAAGTGGCTCTATGCTAGGACTAACTTGGCCTAAAATAAAACTACTGCTAGTGGTTGGGGCTATAGCTAAAGTGGTTACATTTCTACGACCATAGCCTTCTAGTATGGGAGCCTCGCCAAAAAGCTCTGCGAGCTTGGTGGTAGCCGTATCTGCTCTATCTCTAATAGTTTTCCAAATTTCGTTATTGATAGATTTTGAAACAACGCTTTCAAATGCAATCATTTTGCTCTGCAAATAAGAGTGCCATCCAAGTACTCCCATACCAAGAGCCCTTTGGTTTAGCGCAAAGCTGCGAGCACCTTTCATGAATTTAATATGTTGTGTTTTTTCAATAAACTCTTGGTTCACACTATCTAGAAAATAAATAAGAGTTTCTATAGCATCTGTTTTTACTATTTCGTCCCAATGCAACAAATTTAGAGAAGATAAAACACAAACGAAGCTATTATTTTCATCAGAATGTAGGCATATTTCTGAGCATAAATTAGATGCTTGTATCTTTAGCTGTTTGTCTCGATAGGCTTTTGGCGCATTATTGTTAATTGTATCGGTAAAAAAAATGTACGGATAACCGCTCTCAAATCTTTTTTGAATAATTTTTGCCCATATTTTTCTTTTTTGCTTGTCTCCATCTATCATACTATTCATCCACTCATCGCCTATACACACCCCCAAACTCATATTCTGAATAGGGTGTCCTTCATTTCTGATTTGTAAAAACTCTTCTATGTCTGGATGCTCAACAGGCAAATAGGCAGCAAAGCTACCTCTACGCGCTGATCCCTGACTTATTACGTCTGCAACCTTGTCAAACATTTCCATAAAGTGGACAGGGCCACTGCTCTCTCCACCAACACTAATGGCCGCTCCTCTTTCTCTTAGAGAGCCGAAGTATCCACTTGTGCCGCCACCCATTTTGCTCATCATACCAACTTCTGCAACCTTATATAAAATACTTGTTATTGTATCGTCTATATAGCTGCCGAAACAGCTCACCGGCAAGCCTCTTGTGTTACCAAAATTATTCCATACGGGAGTAGAAAGAGAATAGTATCCTAGGCTCATATAATGTTCAAATTTTTCTGCAAAACCTGATATACTTAAGATTTTTTCAGAGTTCAGAGAGATTTGCTTAATTCTTTCTTCTGGTGTTTGACCATTTTGTAGATAGCCTCGTTCTAAAAATAGTCTACTATGAGAATTTAACCAATAATACGGCTTAGTTGTCATGTATTTATATATCCTGTGTCTTTTCCTAGTAATGATTAAAACAAGGCTTCTGCGTCGAAAGACAAAGCCTTTTTGGCATATTCCACCGGTCTGGAATGAAAGAAATCAGTCATGTTATTACCAAGTATTTGTTCATCAAACCAAACAGTTTTAGATAAAAGGTCATTATCTACATCAAATATTTTATCGTATCCAATTTGGCTCAAGGATTCATTGAGTCTATTTTTTATGAACTCTTTTAAGATATCTGAATTGAGGTATTCATCACCATATCCGTTAATTATCCAATCAATAATCTCACACTCATATTTTACGGCTTGTTGAGATTCAAGCAGTATAATTTTTTCCAAATCGTCATCGAATAATTCGGGATATTCTAGCCTTATGGTATTAATTAATTTTATTCCTATCATAGCATGTAGGTTTTCTTCTCTACTAGTATATTCTACTTGCTTATTAGTGTCCTTAAGCATGTTCTTGAACCTGCCAAAAAAACTTATGGTATAAAACTGAGAAAATAGGGCTATGTTTTCAACAAACAAAGTAAACAATATTAAGGAATAAACAAATTGTTTTTTGCTATCATCAGAAAATTTTCTAAGATGTTTTCGCAAATAATTTACGCGACTCTTAATAATATCTAGCTGAAGAATTTTTTCAAAATTATCATCTATACCAAGTACCTCCAACAGTCTCTCATAAGCATCACCGTGTATAACCTCCACATGAGCCATAGTATAGCCTAGATCGTTTAGTGATGGATGAGGTAGATTTTCGCCTAATTTTGCCCAGAATTTTTTTACACTAATCTCTAGTTGTCCTATAGTAGACAATGCCCGTATAACTATCTCCTGCTCCTGATCTGTTAAATTAACTAAAAAATCTTGCACATCACTTTGAAAATTAAACTCTCTATGGGTCCAGAAGCCATTGTGCATAGCTTCAATAAAGTCTTGTGTCCAAGGATACAGGTCTGGTTTTCTGGCAATTTGTTCACTGAATATCATATTAAACTCCATTATTTATTGACAATATTTGCTATCAGGCCTACAACTACCATGCTCACAAATTCTGGACCAACAGTATCAAAATCAGCCATGAAATTAAATCGCATATAGTAATTGACTACCGAAAGCATAAACAGGGTATTCATCATACTACACCACATAATTGTCTCAGCCAAGACAGATTGGGTTTAACATAATATATTTTTATATTGCTCATTTTTACAAAAGTATCAAAGTTTTTTTTGGAGTGCTCGTCAAATAATTTCGTTCCATGATCATCAGCCATGTAAACTGTATCAATACCCTCCTGGTAAAGAGATATTATACAGTCGTTGCAGCACTGACCGGTGACATATGCTGTTCCGCCGTCAGGTCTGACAACACAATTTGCTAAAGCGTTTTTTTCACTATGAACCATCCATGCGTACTTATCTGGTCTATTTTTAGGTAGTAAATCATCCTTTAGTCCTTTGGGAAATCCGTTATATCCAACTCCAAGAATCCTATTATTTTTATCTGTAATCACACAACCATGTTTGGTGTGTATGTCGTGGCTGCGTAATGATATTACTTTAGCCAATCCAAGAAAATAATCAGTCCACTCTGGTCTAGTAGTGCTCATAGATCATATTATAGTCATTGCGTCGTGTCTGTCAATCAGAAATTTAAGGTCTTGCAGCAACTTGGTGCTACTCTGGGCTGTTGAACTGTTCTATATTTATGTTTTTGTATTTTTTCATAAATATTTGTTTATTTATAACTTGGTAGGTCTTAGCTCCTAAATTTATATCTGTGCCACTAGACGATCCTTCGTCATGTATAGCTAAACACCTTGGCTCGTACATTGTCTTTAATCCTTTGACATGGGCTCTGTATTGCCATTCGCTATCTTCATAATACATCTTGCTTAAAGAAGTATCGAGAGCTCCTATATTAGCGATAGCGTCTCTTCTCATATATAGCAAACAGCCGGAACAATAACCAACAGATCTTCTGATATTACTGTCTGGGTTTTCGTTTGGCGCATATCGAAATAAATTTCTGCCGTTACCGTCGTTATATAATTCTGCACCAGCCTCAGCTATCGTATTATTTGGATACAAAGTTTTACCTCCAACTGCCGCCACGGTATTTGCCGAATAAGCAGTAGAGTATAAGTGATTGAGCCAGCAATCAGAAATAATCTCTATGTCATCATTTACTAATACAATATCAGAATGTTTATATTTTTTACTGTTTATTATTTTATTATTTGGAATTATGAAGTATTCGTTACTTTTATTTTTGATATAATCAATTTTTTCTGGATATTGTTGTTTAAATTTATGTATTATATTGAATATATTAGTATTATTACTATTATCAGTTATTGCTATAGTATAATTAGAATATTTAGTCTTAGATAATATGCTGCTCAGGCATTTTTCCAATTTATCTGTTTGCTTGTAGGCGACTATACTAATTGCTATGTGTT